TCAAGGTGGATATCGCGGGTTCGAATCCCGCTGGGGGCACCAACCCGAAAATGTGCGAACCCGTGCGATGCTAAGTCGTGCGGGTTCGTTGCGTTCGTCGTCGCAGTAGAGCGTGGCCACGCACTCCTCCGGCGTCACCATCACCTGATAGACAAACGAATCGAGCACGGCCGCGTCGTCCATCCCGCCGCCGCACTGGAGGAAGTCCGCGAACTCCTCGGGGTCGATGCGGGCCTCGTCATAGGAGGCCAGATCGCGCTCGGCGCGGGCCTTCTGGGCCTGAAGCTGTGCTATGCGGTCGGTGAACTCGGGCATTACGATACCCTGCTCGATAGCGGCCATGATGTTCTGGAGGCCGTTCTCGGCCTTGCGCTTCGACGCCATGGCCCGCCTGCGTGCGTCGGCTATCTCCGGCTCCGGCTCGTCCCAGAGCATGTGGGAGATGCGGAGGGCCGTCTCGCGGTCGCGCAGCATCCCCCTGATGGCCTCGGCCAGCTCGTGCTCGAGCCAGTCGCGCCGGACGGGCTTGGCCCCGCAGCGGCAGCCGTAATACTCGTACTTGACGTTCTTCTTGCCACGGCCCGACGTCCCGGCCATATTATGGCCGCACTCCGAGCAGATCGCCCTGCCGGACAGCGCGAACGCGCCCCAGTCCTCCGAGGCCCGGCGCTTCTTCGGCTTCACCTCCTGGGCCATCGCGAAGGTAGCCTTGTCGATAATCTGGGGCATGCCGCCGTTCACCTCTATGCCTCCCCACGAGTAGAGGCCCGTGTACTTCCTGTTGTGGAGCATCTGGTACACCATCGAGTAGCCGCACGGCCTGCCCGTCCTCGTGGTCACGCCGCGCCGAGCGAAGTCGCTGGCGATGGAGTCGACCGGCTCGTGGTCGCATGAGCGCCGGAACGCCTCGCGCACTATCGCGGCCTCGTCCTCGTCCACCACGTACTCGTCGTCCCCGTTGCGGCCGTAACCGTAGACGCGCACGCCGTTTGTCTTGCACTTGAGGGCGTTGCCCTCCATCCCGCGCCTCGTCCTCATGGAGGTCTTGACCGATTCCACGGCCGCGAGGCCCTCGTAGATCTTCTCGATCAGGATGCGCTCGGGGCCGTCCGGCATGGCCTCCATGGCCGATACGACCTCGACGCCCTTCCTGCGCAGCTCGTGCTTGTATGCCGGGGCGTCGTACTCGTCGCGCGAGAAGCGGTCCATCATGTACACGAGCACGATGTCCGATTCCCCGGCGTTGGCAATCATCTTCTGGAACTGCGGGCGGTCGTCGCTGCGGCCGCTCATGGCGTAGTCGGAGTACTCCCCGACGATGGCGTAGCCCTCGCGCGCGCACCAGTCGCGGCAGACGCGCAGCTGGTCGTCAATCGAGGCCTCGCGCTGCTTCGAGCATGAGAAGCGGGCGTATATGACGGCGGTCTTTATATCTTCTGGCATAATCTAGGATGCCCTCCAAACGGGCGGCTATCTGGTAAACCCCGCAGCAGCGTTGGCGCGCTTCGACCTGCGGGGTTTCACTTTGCTACTACCAGACCTGGGCGTATACCTCGAACGAGGAGTGCTCGGGCATGTTGAAGCAGGAAATCTCGAACGGCTCGGACTCGCCCTTGGACGGGGTATCGACGAACGTCGTGTTTCCGTAGTTGATGGCCCCGGAGGCGTCGCGAGCAATCACGGAGACGGCGACCTGGCTGTACTGCTTCTTGTCCAGATCGTAGTTGGCGGTCAACTCGCCTGTGTACGAGACGCCGCCGTACGAGTCCGGTACCTCAGCCGTGTTCGATACGGTAAAGACGTCTTCGTCCAGCGTCTGGCTGTCTACCCAGCTCGGCTCATTCGCCTTAAACTCGACCGTTGCGGGGGCGGTGCCGTTTCCCGCCTGGAAACCGTAGTGCACGGTCTCACCGGGGAGGACGACGAACAGGGTCTGCTTGTCGGAGAAGACGATGGAACCGTCCTCGGCCTTGCCCGTTATCGTCACCGTAGGCATCTGGGCCTCGACGTCCTTGTTGGGGTTCTTCAGCGCGAAGCCGTAGTAGACCCATCCGTCGCCGACCACCGACCAGCCGGACTCGGTAATCTCCAGCGGCTCGGGGCCGTTTTTCGCCTCGACCTCCTTCGCCTCTCCGGAGGACTGCTGCCCGGAACCGGGCTGCTGCCCGCTCGAGCACCCCGCCAACGGGATGAGCGAGGCCGTGGCCATGGCGGCCAGGAACGTCCTGCGTGTGATCATCTCTTACTCCTTCCCTTGTGCCGCCCGCAGTTCGTGGGCGGTCACCAATAGAACCTTCTTATAGGGCGCGGTTAGCCCTCGATATGTGTCAATGAGGTCACGCTCGTCATTGGAGATGAGCGCAAAGTCGGGAGCGTCGTCATTCCGCCCGACCAGCTCGTCGAGCGTGATTCCATAGCGGTCAGCCAAAGCGCAGAGAACGTCCGAGTCAGGGTCGCGGACCTCGCGCTCGTAGTTCTGGTACGTCTTTTTCGGGATACCGAGGTAGTCGGCTACCTGCTCCTGGGTGAGGCCGTTCATGCGCCTGTATAGCTTGAGTTCCATGGCCGCGCTCCTTTCTGCCTTAGCACGAAGATACCCAAAATGGGGACTTTTATCAATATATCTTCTTGCTACATCCCCATAATGGGGGTATAGTTCCCTCATGAGGTACCCAAAACGGGCACTTAATCAGAAAGGAGACAAGGATGAAGAACAACATCGCATCGGAGCGAGTCCGCTTGGGCATGTCCCAGCAGGACCTTGCCGACGAGCTCGAGGTTTCCCGCGACTCGGTGAAGGACTGGGAGGCCGGTCGTACGCCCATCAAGAGCACGTTGCTCATCTCGATGGCCGACATCTTCGACTGCAGCCTCGACTACCTCATGGCTCGCTCGAACGAGCGCCTTATCAAGAAGGCGGTGGCGTAATGCCACGCAACCAGAAGCTCGACATCATGCGTCGCAAGCTGAACCGCCGCTTTCGCTCATGGAAGGGCCGCAAGCAGCAGTGAAGTCATGGACGGTTAAAGAAATCCGCTACCTCGAGGAGCACGCCGGGGACGGTGCCGAGGCCATCGCCGATGCGCTCGGCAAGACGGTGAGCGCGGTGAAGGTTCAGGCGTCTAAATACGGACTCTCACTCCGCAGGCGCTGGCTCTGCCCAAAGTGCGGCAGGGAGACCTTCAAGCCCTTATCGAACCGGACAGGCTGGTGCGTCTCCTGCACAAGGGAGCAGCGCGCCGCCGAGATCGCCAAGCAGGTGCGGGCGATGGAGGAGGAGGTGAGGAGAGAGGACAAGGCGAATAAAGAGCGCCAGCGGCTCTACAGCCGCAAATACCGCGCAAAAAAGCAAATCAAAGAAACCTTATCGAAACCAGATAACCAAGGAACGGAGGAAGAATGACCCCTCAAAACAGATACGCGGGCACCCCCAGCAACCACACCAAGAGCGCCCGCACGTCCAACAGGACTCCCCGCATCGTAGCACGCGAGGGCTACCGCCTGCCAGCGCAGGAGCGGGCCGACAGGCAGAGGGACGCCTTCAGGGCCGGGCTTCTGGTCGGCATCACCGTGACGGCGCTCGCCATGTGCGCGCTGCTGTGGCTCTGGATTATCCCGACCATGGACGGCGCGGTGCACAGCGCCCAGGCAGCATACGAGGCGGTGGGCGTCCATGCGTAACGACGAGCGCTACAACCCCAAGCCCCAGAGCTGCCAGCTCGAGATATTCGGCCTCGGGGCCAAGGGCGAGGCCGACGCGGAGGACGCGCGCCGCTGGATTGACGAGAACCCCGGCGCATGGAACTACATGGTCGAGAACGCCGTGAGGCTCTCCAAGAAGGGCTACGTGAGCGCCAACTACCTCGTGAACATGGTCCGAAACGAGCTGCACGTGGGCGTGCGCAACGGCCTCGCTCCATCATTCGCCCGAATCATGGAGGCACGCTACCCCAGCCTCAAGGACGCCTTCAACAAGCACCGCAGCCAGTCCGACGGGTTCACGGCATGAGCTGGGTCAGGCACAAGGAGCGCTCCATGACCTTCCAGCTCGAGCTGGAGAAGATCGTGGGCAAGGAGCGCCACCGGACCGACCCGCGAACCGGACGCAACTACACCCCGAAGCAGACGAGGCTCGCCGAGGAGGCCGTACGCAAGGCCTACAGGGCCGAGCACGAGGACCACGGGGACTTCGACGGAATCGTGACCGTCGCCATCGAGACCTTCAGGCCCCTGGCCAAGAGCAACCCGAAGTACTGGGTGGGCCGCGCCGACCTCGGCAAGCCCGACTGGGACAACATCGGCAAGCTCATATGCGACGCGCTCAACGGCGTCGCGTACACGGACGACGCCCACGTGGTGATTGGTGGCGTCAAGAAGGGATGCCGCACGCCATACGGCACGCCGCCGCTGGCAAAGGTGTGCATCACCCATTTCACCGAGGAATACGTAAAGGAGAAAAAGAAATGAACGACAAGTACTTCGACGGCAACCTCTTCGAGGAACTCCCGGCGAACCACTTCCACAAGAAGGTGCTCGACCACGCCACCTGCATCGCGGCCAACCTCATGTTCGATGCGGCCCACCCCGACCACACCGGCGGCGTGAAGAGCGCCAACGCCTACCACATGATGATCGCGCTGTGCGAGGCCGGGCTCACGAAGCTCGACGAGAAGGACGTGGCCGAGAGCCGCGAGTTCGTCGCCAAGGTGCTCACGCCCATCACCAAGGAGAACGAGCGCGAGATCATGGTCGCCATTTTCGGCATCAAATAGGAGGCACGCATGGAACCCATGGAGATCAGGGCCAACTTCAAGCAGGCGACGCTCAAGGGCGGCACGGCAGAGCTGAAGCTCGAGATTCTGACGAGCGACGCCAGCGCCTTCCCCATCCTCAAGCTCTCCGGAAAGCCCGTCGTGCTGACGGTGGCCGACATCCAGGACGAGCTGCCGCTCGACTACGACGACGAGGAAGACGAATACGGCGAGCCGCTCCCGTTCGACCGTCCGGCGAACGTTGATGCGGACACTGGCGAGGTATACGAGGTCATCACGGACGAGCCCCGAATGATTGGAGACGGTGAGTGATGGAGTACACGCAGGACGAGAGGCTGGCCGTGCTCACGGCCATGCAGAAGCAGATCAAGCCCGCGCTCGACGAGGCCAAGGCCATCGCGCGGCAGGAAATCTTGGACGGTTTCGCCGAGACCCACGCCGACCGCCGCGCCATCCTCGTCGGCGAGGAGAAGGTCGGCGAGATCGGCATCAGCTACAGCAAGGCCGCCCCGGTAATCCTCAAGGAGCGCATGGACGAGGCCGTGGCCTTCCTCGACTCCATCGGCATGGTGGACATCGTGCCCAAGAAGGGCTGGGAGGCGCACTTCGCAAAGGCCGGGGACAAGGTCGTGTGCACCGACACGGGCGAGACGGTCGACTGGGCCATGTGGTGCCCCAAGTCGCCCAAGACCGCAGCGGTGCGCGGCTGCGACCCCGAAGACGTCATGCAGGCGCTCGGACCGCGCGTCGAGGGCATGAGCGCGGCCTCCCTGCTCGGGGACGGTGAGCTGTGATGGCCGAGGAGAAGACCTTCACCCAGCTGCTCGCGGAGGCGCAGGCCGAGATGGTCAACCCGCCAAAGAGCAAGACGGGCCAGAAGGGATACCAGACCTACTCGTACTCCCCGCTCGACTTGGTCCTGAACATCATCAGGCCGCCGTTGAACAAGCGCGGAATCTTCTTCTACCAGCGCTCCGAGGTGGCCGCCAACGGCGCGGGCATGCTCCTGAACACCATCGTGGCCTTCGGCGGCGAGGAGCGCGTGCTCGACGTGAAGCCGTACGAGTACGACAGCGACCCGCAGACGTTCGGCAAGCGCGAGACCTACGCCCGCCGGTACTCCGCGCTCATGGCCTTCGGCCTCGTGGGCGAGGAGGACACCGACGGCGACACAGGCCCCAAGGCGACGAAGGAGAAGGCCCCGACGAAGCCGCGCCCGAGCAAGCGCAAGGTGATGCTCGCCAAGATAGCGAAGCTCAAGGCCGAGTGCATGCAGAACGGCGTCAAGGAGGAGGGCCTCCGCGCGTACGAGGAGGCCAACTTCGGCACCGACGACACGACCAAGCTCAACGACAGGCAGCTCGAGGAGCTCGGCAAGCATCTGGCCCAGATGGCCAGGGACAGTAAGGAGATCGACTAGTGAGCAGCGGAATCAACACGGTCGCCATCAGCGGCAACCTCGGGCGCGACCCCGAGCTGCGGGCCACGCAGACGGGCACGCAGGTGCTCCGGTTCTCGGTGTGCGTCAACGAGCGCCGGAAGGTCGGCGACGAGTGGCAGGACGTGCCCAACTGGGTCGACGTCACCGTTTTCGGCAAGCGCGCCGGGGCGCTCAACCGCTACCTGTCCAAGGGCACGCACGTTTGCGTCCAGGGCAGGCTGCGCCAGAGCAAGTGGGAGAAGGACGGCCAGAAGCACAGCCGCCTCGAGGTGATCGCGGACAACGTCACGTTCTCCGGCGGGGCCAAGCGCGACGACGTGCCCGACGAGGTCTACGACGACGATTGCCCGTTCTAAGGAGTGAAGATGGAGCAGTATTCGATTCTCGACCTCGCGCTCGAGGTCTACATCCCGGGGGCCACCGGCTACGGTTGCCCCGAGGGCAGGTGCGTCTACACGGTCACCAACGGCCAGGGACTTCTGGTCGAGGCGAAGGTCAAGCGCTCGCGCGGCAACGACGCCGAGCCGAAGGTCAACAAGAAGCGCCTGCAGCGCGTGGCCATGTGCTTCGCCGCCGACCACCCCGAGGTCGAGGCCATCAGCTTCGACGTGCTCGAGGTGATCGTGGGCAGCGAGGCCACCCTGACGTTCAACGCGGCCAAGGCCGCCTTCACCTGGGAGCGCTGACATGGAGGAGGCCCAATTCAAGTGGCTTCCCAAGTTCACCGCAGCCTGCGCCAAGGCACCGGAGGAGCAGCGCGGAAAGCTCCTCTGGGCCTTGGCCCAGTACGGCACCTACGGCATCGAGCCGGAGCTGGAATGGCCGCTCGATGCCATCTTCGCCAGCGTACGCGAGGACATCGACTACTCGAAACGGTGCATAGCGGCAGGCAAAACGGGTGGACGAGGTAACAGAAAGCCCCCTTTAGACGGTGCTAAACCCCCCTTTAGCGAAGCCGAAACCCAAAACGACGAGCCGGAAGGAAACGACGAACCCCTTTCGGATACGCAAAAGGGTGACGGGGACAGCGCCGAAGCCAAAGCAAGGCAAGGCAAGGCAAGGCAAGGCAAGGCAGTTAGTAAGAGATTCGTCAAACCCGCGCTCGCGGAAGTCGAGGAGTACGTCTCGGACAAGGGCTACACGTTCAACCCCGAGGCGTTCTGGAGCTACTACGAGGCCGTCGGGTGGAAGGTCGGTAGCAAGCCGATGAAGAACTGGAAGGCTGCGTGCTCCACGTGGCAGCAGCGCGAGGCGAAGAAGGAGGTCAAACATGATGCGTACTCAAATCTCTGACGTGCTCATGCCCGACGGGGCGCGCGAGCAGATCGCCGCAATCATGCGCTCCCGCCTCCGCAAGGCCGGGCTGCGCGGCCCCTACGCCGAGGCCGACTGCGACCTCGGCAAGCGCATGGCCAAGCTCGCCGGGAAGGGCGAGGGCGCATACCTCTGGGGCGAGCCGGGCACGGGCAAGACCTACGCCGCCGCCTGCGCCGTCCGCATGGCCGTGCTGGACGGGACGAGCGCCAAGCTGGTCACCACGAGCCGCCTGCTCGACGACATCCGCTCCGAGTACGACGGCGGCGAGCGCGGTGCGCTCCGCAGGGCCGAGCGGTACAGGCTCCTCGCCCTGGATGACCTCGGGGCCGAGCGCCCGACCGAGTGGGCCATCGAGACGCTGACGCGCCTCATCGACACCCGCGTGGCCGAGGGCCTGCCCACCATCGTCACGAGCAACTACCGCATCGGCCAGATCAGGGACCTCTGGGGAGGCATGGCCGGAAAGCGCGTGGCATCGCGCCTCGCCGGTGCGTGCAGGCCCATCGAGGTCAAGGGGCAGGACAGGAGGCTCGGATGATTGTGAGCGCATCGCAGCTCCGTGGAGTCCCGAAGGACCGCGCGGAGCTCTACGGCAAGCCCCATGTCGGCGCGCGCTACGTCGGTAACCGCTACGAGCTGACCGCCGAGCGCTGCGGAATCTGCGGGCGGCAGGCCACGAACTGCCACCACATCGTGCCGAGGCGCTGCGGGGACTTCGCCCTCGTCACGCCCAGGGGCACGTGGCGGCTCCGCTCGCCGCTGATCGCCCTATGCGGGAGCGGCACCACGGGATGCCACGACGGGTTCCACGGCGGGGCGAGATACAGGCCCGAATGGGTGTGGGACGAGCCGGAGTTCGAGGAGGCGTGGTGGGACGGCACGCTGCTGTGCGAGCACGAGCCGCACGACCCCGCGCTCTACGGGTACGGCCACTGGGCGATAACCGATACCAAGACGGGACGAACCATCGAGATAACGGAGGGTTAGACATGGAAATCAACAACTGCGAGCAGTACGTCCTCGCCGAGCTTGACTACGAGCAGCGCCGCAACGAGCGCCTCGTGGCCGAGAACAACAAGCTGGCCAAGCAGCTCGACGCCATGACCAAGAGGGCCAAGAGCTACAAGGAGACCATCGACCGCCCCAAGACGCCCATCGAGGCGCTGGCCGACGAGGTCATGCGCGAGGAGATGCTGACCCGCTTCTCCTATGCCGAGGTCACGGACGTCAAGAGCGCGTTCAGCGGCAAGCTGCTCGGCTTCGACGAGTGGTGCCACGAGGCAGTGCGCCTGAAGGCGCTGCCGGACGACATCAGCGAGGAGACGCTCATCCGATTCATGCGCGACGACCTCAAGGCCATCTACGACGAGCAGGTGGCCAAATGTACCGAGTAGAGGCGGTCGTGTTCGACAAGAGCGACGGCGGCAGGCCGAGGCCGTCGAGCGGTGCCTTCTACGACGTCTGCGCCGGGAGTTTCGAGAAGTGCATGGAGTTCATCCGCGCCAACGCCGTGACCCCGCCGGACTGCCTGCCGACCTTCTACCGCATCGTCCATGAATAGGGCGTGCGCGGGGCAGACGGTCCTCGACCTCTTCCCCGCGCCTCCGCGCGACCACGTCGAGGACACGCTCACGTGGATGTGCGACGTGCACGGGTGCATCAGGGGCGAGATAGAGGGCGAGGTCCGCGAGCTGTACCGGGACTTCGGCACCGTGGAGGCGTTCGACCGCTGCAAGGCGCTGGTCCACTTCCGCGACGGGAAGAGGTGCCACGAGCCGCTCGGGTGCACTACCCCACGGCAGGTGGGCGTGTTCGACCCGGATGTGGAGGTCCACACCGTGTGGGACCGCTGCTGGGCGGCGACCCACGGCCTGCCGATGGGGCAGGTGTTCAGATTGAGAAGCTGGGACTACGGCCACAAGAGGCCAGGGAGCTGGATGGAATGAGGAGACCGACCGGGGAGGACGCCATAAGGGCCGCAGCGCTGCTGCTTAGCATCCCGCTGCTCTTGGCGTGCCTCCCGCTCATCGCATACGACTGGATTAAGGAGAGGAAGAAATGAACGAGATCACTACCGAGGAGAGGCTCCGCATCGTCGAGGAGCTGAACCGCACGGCCAACGACAGCCTGGGCGGCGAGAGCCTCCAGCGCGCGCTGGCCAGAATCACCGGGGCGGAGGACACGAGCTGGCGCGGGGTCATGCGCCGCGTGGCCGAGCTGGCGTACCGCCCGACGACGCAGGTGCAGGTTGCGCCGAACGGCCGATACCACTGCTTCGCCTGCGGCCATGACGTCAAGACCGAACCAACGGGCGGCCTGAACTACTGCGAGCAGTGCGGGGCGGAGGTGACCAACTGATGGATAGGCCCGACATCTACACGGACGGGGAGAGGCCGGAGCGCTGCGCCAACTGCGGCCACGCCAACGCGATCAAGCTGCACACCATCCACGGCGTGGAGCGCACCGAGTACGAGTGCGGGCGCAGGCCCGAGTTCATCCACCGCACCCAGGGCGAGGCCCACTGCAACTACTGGGCCGACGCGAGCTACGAGACCGGGGAGGACTAATGGCTAACTATTCGATCTGCACGCAGACGTTCGACATCGGCGACGAGCCGAAGGCCAAGGCGCTGAAGCCGCTGGAGGAGGCCGCCGAGGTGTTCGGTGCGTGGCAGAACCGCTGCGACGAGGACATGGTCGACGAGCTGGCCGACTGCATCCAGGCGTGCGCCAACATGATGGCGTGGATGGGCCTCACGCAGCAGGACGTGGACAACGCGATGCTGCGCTGCCTCAAGCGCAACAGGGACAGGGGAAGGATTGATGCGCCATGGCTTGCGTAGAGTTGCCAAAAGACGCCTACGGGCGCGCCATCCCACTGGACACCGGGACGCTCTACAAGAAGAACGGCGTGGCGAAATTCATCTACCACTACGACTACGACCCGCGCGACAAGGCTTGGTACGTCGAGACGGACGATGGGTCGCGTAGCGTTTCCGAACTCCTGCTCGACCGGGATGACAGCTGGGAGAAGCTGCTGGCCGACCTTAAAAGGGGCGCGAGCAGAGTCCATCACCCGGAGTGCGCCTACTTCGGAAGGGACGAGAATGACTGCGACCAATGCGAGGCCGTCTGCTCCTTCGCCTGCAAGAAAATCGCGTTCGGGGACATCGAATCGCGCATCCGCAAGTTGAGGGGTGAGGGCGAATGAGCGAGCTAAAGCTCAAGAAATGCCCGTTCTGCGGCGGCCCTGCCGAGATAGTGGACAACAGCCGATACGACCCCGGCACCTACTTCGTGGGCTGCCTGTATTGCGGCGCGCGGACGGACTACGACCACGGCGAGGAGAACGCCGCAGAACTTTGGAACGGAAGGGTTGAGCCAAATGATCACTGACGATGTGCGCCGCGAGGTGGCGGCAAAGATGCTCGAGATAATCCACGAGAACCCCGACGTCTCGCTTCAGGGCATGGTCGCCTCGGCGATGAACGAGTGCCTGCCGGAGGGCATGGAGTACGGCCCGACGCTCGCCGAGCTGATTGACCGACTGACATGCCACAACGTCGCCGACTACACCAAGGAGTCGTTCAGGTGCTCCGAGTGCGGATGCCGCGTGCTGGTGCCCGGCGACAGGCCGGACGGCGTGCTCGTCGTGACCTCCGAGGCGTTCCCAGTCGACTGGTACTCATCGGCGCCCGACGAGGAGACGGCGAGTTAGCCGGCAGGTCGGCATGAAACGGCAGGGCCAGGCGAGCAACTCGTCCGGTCTCGGGCGCATCGCCCCTTGCCGGATTCAGATTCGACAAGGGGCGACCATTGTGCAATCGCAAGAAGATGACGGGGCGGAATGTCAATCCTGGTCTAACAGAGCCCTACGGAATCTGCGAGCGTGAGTTCGAGGAGGCGTTCGAGAGCGACCCGAACGTGGGCACGGACAGCCCGGGTGCCGAGTGGCATGCGGCATGCTGGGCTCGCAACTGGGTCGTCGACCACTACAAGGACATGCAGGAGGACACGTGCGACAGCTTCTCGAGTTGCTAGCGCTGGCGGTCCTGGCTGCGGCCCTGCTGGCGGCATGGGCGTGGACGGTCCGCGCCCTCGCCGCAGGGCTCCTCCTGCTCGCATTCATGGCACTATAGGAGGGACACATGATCGACTGGAAGAGGGCGGGCGGATGCCTGCTCATCATCGCGGCCTGCCTGGCGATAGACGCGGCGGCCGTGGCCGTGATGTTCAAGATGCTGTTGGCGCTGTCGGCGGCGATTGGAGTGGGATAGATGGACAAGGAACAGTACGACCAGCACAGGGTCGAGCAGGGAATCACGGCGGCGCTGGAGGCGTTCAAGCTGCTGGGCCTCACGCCGCTGGAGATATTCCAGGCGAGCCGAAGCATCAGCCTGGGCGTGGCCGCCAAGGCCAAGGCCGAGAGCGGGAGGCGCGAGCTGTGAGCGTGTACTGCCCGCACTGCGGGCGCACGCACCCCGAGGGCCAGCGCTGCCCGTGCAGGCCGAGGCCCAAGCGCAGGCCGACGGAGGGCGACGCCACGAGGGCCGAGCGCGAGCCATGGCGCGCCGAGTACTCCTCGGCCGCGTACCGCAAGGCGAGGCAGCGGGCCATCGGCAGGCAGCTGGGCAGGTGCGCCGACTGCGGCAGGGTGTGCGCGGAGTACCGCGACGGCCGCTGGTACACGGCTGGCATGGGCGGCGAGGTGGACCACGGCCGCGCGCTATGCGAGGGCGGCGGCAGCGAGGTGGAGAACCTCACGCTCCGGTGCAAGAGCTGCCACAAGAAGCGCGATGATGCACGCAGGGCGGCGAACAGATAGCTTTTATGCACAAGGGTGTGGCCTCGGACGGGGCTGCACCCCTTTTTTATGCACGACCCCCCTACCCCCTCGGAAAATCGGGTTTCTTTCCCCCTACCCCGCGCGCCCCTATCCCCCGCGTTTCGCTACGAAATTGGAAGTTTGGGGGGTCTGGCGAAGGGAGCCGCTAAAAACTCGAAAAATGAGCCGCTAAATCTCACACGGCGTATACGGTTCCAGCCGTAACGACGAGAGGAGCGGCCATGAGACCCATGCCGGAACTGGAAGTGCGCGAGATGGCGGTCGCCGACCTCGTGCCATATGCGAACAACGCCAAGAAGCATCCCAAGGAGCAGATTGACCAGATCGCCGAGAGCATCAGCGAGTTCGGCAACTGCGACCCCATCGCCGTCTGGCACAACGAGGACGGCGAGGCCGAAATCGTCGAGGGCCACGGCCGCGTGATGGCGCTGAAGCAGCTAGGAATCGACACTGCGCCGGTTATCTGCCTGGACCACCTGACGGACGAGCAGCGGCGCATCTATACCCACGTGCATAACCAGACGACCATCAACAGCGGGTTCGACGAGCAGGCCCTAATCGAGGACATGGACAATCTGAACGCAGACTGGGAGGCGCTTGGCTTCGAGGAGTACATGCCGGTGACCGACGAGGGCTTCGGAACCGAGTTCGAGCTGCCGGATGGGGATAAGCCGAACGTATCCCAGGCGACATTCATCCTCGCCCCCGAGCAGCGCGACTTCATCATGGACGCGCTGAAGAACGCGACCTGTGATGAAGTCGACACCTTCGGTAACGTCAACCGAAACGGCAACGCCCTATATGCGGCCATCAAGGAGTGGATGTCGTATGCCGAGCGCTAAAGACATCGAGCTGCGCGTCATACCGTCGAGCATCGCAAACCCCTTCGTGAAGAAGCACCATTACTCGGGCAAGATCGTGCACAACTCCAGCCTCCACTTCGGCGCGTTCCTGAACGGCCGTCTGCACGGGGTCATGAGCTTCGGACCGTCACTCGACAAACGGAAGATTCAGGGCCTCGTAAAGGGCACCCCGTGGAACGGCTTTATCGAGCTGAACCGCATGGCGTTTGACGACGTGTTGCCGAGAAACAGCGAGAGCAGGTGCATCTCCGTGGCCCTGCGGATGATTAAGAAGCAGGCCTCGCAGATTAAGTGGGTGATCAGCTTCGCCGACGGCTGTTCCTGCGGAGACGGTGCAATCTACCGCGCCTCCGGGTTCGTACTGACCGGAATCAAGGAGAACGCAAATATCGCAGTCATGCCGGACGGCACGAAGCTGCACAAAATGACGCTCGAAAGTTCGCCACTAAGGCCCATTCGCGCGCTTGGCGGCAAAAGCTACTTCGATATTACGGGGGGGGGTCGCTCATGGCGAAAGTTCCTCGACGCGGTCGGCGGCCATATACAGCCCGGCTATCAGCTTCGGTACATCAGGTTTATCGACCCTGCATATGAGAAGCGCCTGACCGTCCCGATCATCCCCTTCAGCGCCATAGACGAGGTCGGTGCCGGGATGTACAAGGGCGAGCACGTCAGCATGGCCGAGAGGCATCTCGGTAAATAAAAAGGCCCCCGCGCATTGCAGGGGCCTAACAGCCATTGGAGCGGGGAGGTCGGAATCGCGCCGCCGCCTCGGTGCTGGAAACACCGCGCTCTCCTAGTGAGCTATCTCCGCGAACGAAATTATACACGAAAGGGGTGAGCCATGATTAAGAAGTGCGAGATATGCGGCCGTGAGTTCGCCGCGCAAAGGAGCACGGCCAAATACTGCTCCAACAGGTGCCGCCTCGCCGCGCAGCGCGGCTATGCCTACGCGGGCGAGCTTCAGGCACCGGCACCAAACGCCGCCATGAGCGACGACGAGGTGCTCGAGGTAATCCAGCGCGCGCACGTAGCCGCCTCGGATATGTCCCGCGCCTCCCTCATGACCGCCGCCCCGCTGTGCCTGTCCCTCAAGAAGGCCGCCAAGAAGATGGAGGACGCGCTGCGGGGTGAGGGCCTGTGAAGGGCGCCAAGCCGAAGCACGACGCCATCCGGCGCGGGATAACGGACGCATACGGGCTCGCGGCGAAGACCGACGCCGCCGGAGTCCTCATGCCCGAGGACATCGCCCTCGACCCCGTCCAGAGCGAGATATGGGCGTGGCTGTGCCCGCCCGTGAACAACTTCAGCGAGCAGGACATACCGACCCTGCGCCTCCTCACCTACTGGCACGCCGTGGCCGAGCAGGCGCAGCAGGCCATCCACAGCGAGGACGGCCGCATAAACATCTTCGACAAGATCGGCGTGAAGCCGTACAAGACACCGAATGGGAGGGAGGTCCCGCTCGTGCGCAAGAACCCCGCGCTGACAATCCTCAAGGAGGCATCGAGCGAGATTCGCGCCCTGTCCGACATGCTCGGCCTGTCGCCGCTCGCGCGCTCGCGCATCGGCCTCATGGACGCCACGACCGTCAAGACCGCAGCGGACACGGCGTCCATGTTCCGCTCAATCGACGCAGCGTACGAGCTGCCTGCGGAGGTAGTCGATGTATCGGACGCCGACTAGCTACACGCGCGAGGGCCTCGTCATGGCGCGCGACTACGAGCGCTGCTTCACCTCGATGTGCCGCCACGTCGCCAACGACTCCTACTACGCGCAGCCCTTCTATCTTGAGGAGTTCCAGCGCGAGAATATCTGGAAACCGCTCTTCGCCTCGGGCAAGATGACCGCCAGGGGCTTCAAGCGCAAGTACCGCCGCGCCATCATCGGCCTGCCCTCGGGCTACGGCAAGTCGGAGATGTGCGCCGGAATCCTGCTCACCGTGGCCACGATGGAGCCTATCCACAACGGCCAGTACGGCATGGTGGCCTCCACCAAGGACCAGATTCGCAACGTCTACGAGAAGATCTGCACGATGATCAAGCTCAACCCGACGTGGCGCGAGCAGTGGGACATCGGCAAGAACATCATCACGCACAAGGAGACCAACGCGAAGATCATGATTCTGCCGAACACGGCGGACGCGCTGGAGTCGTGGCACTTCAACTTCCTGATATTCGACGAGCTTCACACCTACCCCGACTCGAAGGTCTGGGACGCCGGGGTCAAGGGCCAGAAGGTCCTGTGGAACCCGCTCACCGTGGGAATCACCACGGCCGGAGACAAGCGCGAGGGGTTCCTCTGGGAGATGTACAGCTACAAGGCCCGCCGAGACCCCGGCATGTACCTGTACTGGCTGGGCCTCGACGATAGCGACGACATCGAGAAGCGCGCTGACTGGGAGAAGATCATGGTGGCCTCGTGGGTCACGTGGGAGAGCGTCGAGGACCAGAGGGGCATGGCCGCATCCGCCCGCCAGTTCGAGCGCTACACGGCCAACCGATTCCCGAAGGACAACGACGCCTACTCGGTCTTCAAGGCCCCGCAGCTCGACCGCTGCGAGCGCGGCACCAACAGGTTCGACTTCAACAAGCCGTGGACGCTCGGCATCGACGGCGCGACGGCGGGCGACTCGTTCGCAATCGTGGCGTACCAGAAGCGCAAGACCAAGAAGGGGAAGACCGTCTGCCTCACCAAGGAGTGGGTGTTCGACACCCCGGACGAGGAGACGGGCCACTACGACTTCGAGCAGATAACCCAGCTCATCGCCGGGCTTTGCTCGGAGCACTGGCCGCAGGTCGTGGGAATCGACCCCAACCGCCTGATCGTGATGAACTCGCGCCTGCGCGACGTGTACGGAATCGAGACGGTCTCGTTCCCCCAGAACAACGCGACGATGTGCCAGGCCACGTCAATCGTCGTCAACGAGGTCAAGGCCGGGGAGCTGCGCCTGCGCGGGTGCCCCAAGCTCCGCGCGCATCTGGCCAACACCGTCGAGATGGAGCGCGAGCCGTACGGTATGCGCTTCGGCAAGGACTCCAAGAAGTCAAAAATCGACGCGGCCATCGCGCTGGCGATAGCGGCCCTCGCATACGACAAGCTGGTGAGCGGCACGGAGTCCTACGTGCCCGTCAGCTAATCTCACGCGGCCCATACGATGCCCCCGACAGAAAGGGGACGTATGGGACGTTTCTACGACATGTTCTACAAGAGGGAGCCGGTGCAGGACGTCGTGCACGTCACGCTGCCGCCGGGCTTCGCCACGCCGCACGGCTACGGCGCGCTCATGTCCATCGACTTCGCCGCCTGCGAGCAGACCAAGGCGCGCAGCATGGCCAGCCTCCCGTTCTCGGTGATGCAGGCCGGGCGCGACGGCCACAAGCGGCTCGACAACCACCCGCTGGCCAAGATTCTAAACGGCATGGCCAACGAGGAGATGACAGCCGCGAAGCTCATGGACTGGACCGTGCTGCGCCGCGACACCTTCGGCAACGCCTACTGGTACGTCGAGTGGTTCAAGGGCAAGCCGGTGGCGATCTGGCCCATCACGGCCAGCGTGATGCACGACTACGACAAGTACGCGCCCAGGGGAAGGCGCACGCGCTACTACGTCTCCCCCGGCGACGACCACGTGCCCGCCGGGTGGTACTACCCCGACGAGGTCGTGAACATCTCCACGCACATGACCAAGGACGGCGTGAGGGGCATCTCCCTCGCGCGCCTCGCGGCCGAGGAGATCGGCCTGTCCATCGACCTCGAGCGCTTCTACCGCTCCATGCTCCACAACGGCAACCACCAGCTCGGCCACGTCGAGGTGCCCGAGGGCCGCATGGACGAGAAGGACCTGAAGGCCCTCCGCGCAGCCGTGGACGCCAAGAGCGGCGTCACGGAGGCGGGCCGCGCGCCCATCTTCGGCTACGGGGCAAAGTGGGTGACGGACCAGCAGACGATGAAGGACGCGTCCGTCATCGAGCAGCAGAAATGGGTGCTCCATCAGGTCTGCCGCGCCTGCAACGTGCCACCGTGGAAGGTCTACGACAGCGAGGGCGCGACGTACAACGGCGGCCAGCAGATGCGAATCGACTACGTGACCGACACCATCACGCCGGACGTGCGCGACCTCGAGATGGCGCTGCAGCCGGTCCTCGACGCCTGCTACCAGCGCAACACCAAGGCCAAGTTCAAGCTGAACGGCCTCATGCGAGGGGACGACGCGGCCCGCACCCAGTACTACCGCGAGCTCGGCTACTTCGGCGCGATCACCCGCGCGGACGTGCGCGACCTCGAGGACATGGAACCCGTCGAGGGCATCGACCAGCCGCTGTTCCCGCTCAACTACGGCACCGTCAACCAAGACGGCACCGTGAACGTATTCAACGCAGACAAGCCGGTCGGCACCGCCGACGGCACCCAGAAAGGGGCAACGAATGTTCCGAATCAAGAATGAGGCCGAGAAGGCCACCGTGTACCTCTACGGCACCATCGGCAGCGACTTCTGGTCCTCCGAGGAGTCCAACACGGCCAAGAACTTCGCCAAGGAGCTTGACGGCCTGAAGGGCAAGCCCGTCGACATCCGCATCGACTCCCTGGGCGGCGACGTCTACGAGGGCTTCGCCATCGCCTCGGCAATCCAGCGCTACAAGGGCGAGACCACGGCGCACATCGACGGCATCGCCGCGTCTGCGGCCTCCTATATCGCGATGATGGCCGACAAGGTCGTCATGAGCAGCTTCGCCCAGCTGATGATCCACGACGCGTGGACCTACGCGCAGGGCAACGCGCAGGAGCTTGCCGACGTCGTCGCGCAGCTCGCCGCGCTCGACTCCACCATCGCCGGAATCATCTCCTCGCGCTCCGGCATGGAGCTGGCCGACGTCAAGAAGGCCATGGACGAGGAGACGTGGTACACGGCCGACGAGGCGCTCGAACTCGGCCTCGTCGACGAGAAGGTGGCCACCGAGAAGCGCGTGGCCGACGCGCTCGACCGCACGCTCATGGGCCGCTTCAAGCACGCGCCCGCCGACGCAATCGAAAAATCTCACGCCGTGGATACAGTCGCCCGGAGCGAGGAGGGCTTCGTCCTCCTCGGCAACCACGTCTACCGTAAGGAGTAAGCATGCCGCTCAATTCCAAGCAGCTCTGGCAGGAGCGCAGCCGCCTCGCCGAGGAGCAGCACAAGGCCGCCGATTCCGGCGACCAGAACAAGGCCCTCATCATCGAGGGCCAGATTCAGCAGCTCGACCTGACCCTCGAGCACGTCATCGAGGAGGAGGACGCCGCCCGCAACGCGCCCGCCCCCAAGGTCCCCACGCCCAAGGCGTCCTTCGCCGAGCGCATCCTCGGCCCGCGCGACGAGTTCCGAGGCCTCTACCGCGGCTTCAAGAACGAGGCCACCGTCGTCACCGTCGGCGCGCCCACCGAGATCGAGCTGACCCTCGACCCGAAGCCCGACAGCCTGTTCGGCAGCTTCGCCGACACGCTGCGCGAGACCCCCGCGACCGGCTCCGTCACCTATAAGCAGCGCTCCACGCAGACGGGCATGCCCGCCACCTGGGGCGGCGTGGTCGACGGCACCTCCGCAGCCAAGGCCAAGGTCCTGTACTCCTACAAGGACGCCGTGGCCAACAAGGAGACCCTCGCCGGATACGTCCCCGTCTCCGAGGACACGCTCAAGGACTACGACGAGCTCTTGAGCATCATCCAGCACGACCTCCTGCTCGACCTGAACAGCGTCACCGACGACCACATGTTCAGCGGCAACAACTCCACCGGCATCGTCGGCATCAAGAACACCACCGGCATCCTCGAGTTCGAGGAGCACGTCGGCGGCCTGTACTACGAGGCCATCCGCAAGATGCGCACCAAGGTCATGCTGACCGCCAAGCGCATCCCGACCCACGTTCTCGTCTCCCCGATCATCAAGCAGGAGATCGACCTGTACAAGACCGAGACCGGCCTGTACCAGTCCATCACCGGCGACGTGCTCTGGGGCATGAAGGTCGTGGAAGACCCGAACTGCGACGGCCTGCTCGTGTACGACTCCTACGCAGCCGAGCGCCGCTCCATCCACGGCACCACGGTCGACGTCGACCGCATCAACGACCAGTTCATCCACAACGAGCTGTGCATCCGTGCCGAGCACACCAAGGCGCTGCAGGTCCGCTACCCCGACGCCTTCTGCTACGCCTCCAAGACGAACCTCGACACCGCAGCGGCGTAAGGGGGAGCCATGGAGACCTACACCTCACCCAAGCGCGTCGTCCGAGACGGCCACCTGATCGCCTTCGAGGGCGAAGTCATGTCCGCCGACGAGGCCGTGCGACGCGGCCTCGCCATCGAGGCCGTGAAGGCACCCGAGCCGCAGGCCGAGGACCTGACCGTCAAGGAGATCAAGGCCAAGCTCGACGCCGAGGGCATCGAGTACCCCAAGGCCGCCAAGAAGGAAGAGCTTCTGGCGCTCCTCGAGGCCGACCTCTACGACGACGAGGAGGAGTAGCGGTGCTCGTCCAGCCCTACAGCACGCTGCGCGTCGCCTACACGGACGAGCTGACACTTGAGACGGAGGCCGCGCCCGACCGCGCGGCCCTCCTTTTGGGCAGCGGAACGTCACTCGAGTTCAGACTCGAGGACGGAAGGCTGAAGCTCCCGCGCATCGCGGCCCCCGATTCCGTGCGAATCAACTGGTACAGCGGGGACGACCTGCTGTTCACCACGTTCCTCGCGGTCGTCACGCGCCACTACTTCAGGCTCGAGCAGCTAAAGGGCATGGACGACACCGACGACTTCTCCGACGTGACCGAGGAGGAGTTCTGGGCCGCGCGGCAGGCGGCAACCGAGACGTTCGAGCGCAACGCGAGGCGCAGCTTCGTGCAGCAGATGGGCGTCACGGAGACCTTCGGCGGCGGCTTCGTCTGGCTCGACCACAACGACGTGGCCGAGGTCCTCACCCCCGGCTGGTCGCTCGTGAGCGACTGCCAGGCGGTCGGCCCCGAGGGGCGCGCGACCATCCGCTACCGCTACGGCCTCACCGAGGTACCGGAGCGCGTGAGCGAGGCCGTCCTGCGTCTCGCGGCCTACTACCTGCGGCCGTCGGCCACGCCCGAGAGGGCCACTGGCGAGGCCACCGACGCGGGCTTCATCCGCTACACGCTCGCCGGGCGCGATGGCGCGACGGGCCTGCCCGAGGTCGACGCGGCCATAGAGCAGTTCGGCCGGTGCAGGGCGGTGGTCATGTGATCGCCATGCCCTACGCCGAGGCCGCCACGGCCCTGTTCGAGCGCGCGTCGCTGGTGCTGTCCGAGAGCGCGCTGGCCATGTACGGCGACGGCGGCAAGGTGCCCGAGGTGCACGACCACATCCCGTCGAAGCGCCCGCCGTTCCTCGCGTGGTGCGACCCGCTGGCCGACATGGACAGCACGACGGGCGGGGCCACGAGCGCCGAGTACGCCAAGCAGTTCACGCTGCACGTCTACCTGTTCGCCACGCACGCCAAGTTCGACGTCGCGCGCGAGAGCGTGCAGCGCTGGGTCAACTCGCTCTGCTACGGCATCGCCGCCGACGCGACTCTCGGCGGCGCGGTCGACTGCGCGATTCCGCGCATGAGCGACGCGGGCTACGACTCGACCCCCGACAAGAAGTACGTGGTGGCGGCGCAGGTCGATGTGACCTGCAAGGTCTTCTCGGCCTGCCCCAGAGAGTTCAAGGAGCTGGTGCGCAATGCTTCGCGCGGCTAAGGGTTTCGAGGCCACCTACAACGGCCTCACGTATCGAGCGAAGAAGGGCGAGCAGGTCGATGGCCTGCCCACGTCCCTCCTGACCATCCTGAAGCGGGACGGAATCGTGAAGGAGTCCCGCACATCAAAGAAGGAGACGGCAGATGATTAACACATCCATCGGCCTCCTCGGCGTCGCCCGCCAGGAGTCCAAGACCAAGGCCGCGCCGACGCCGACGTTCCGACACGGCCTCACCGGCGGCGGCCTCATCAAGCCCGAGCGCACCGTCGAGCAGAAGAACGTGGCGTGCGGCCTGCGAGCCAACACCACCAACGGGGCCTACGTATCCGAGGTAAACATGGCCGTCGACTTCGAGACGCTGGCCTACGCCGACTCGCTTGTGCTCTACATCCTCGCCGCCATGGGCAACATCGTCACCACATCGGCCGAGAAGCCCGGCTACTACAAGCACGTGATCACCCTCGGCTCCGAGATTCCCTTCCTGACCTTCTGGGGCCAGGTGGGCAACACGTCGGCCGCAACGGTGCACAAGGCCACGGGCTGCAAGATCGACACGCTGTCGCTCTCCTTCGAGGGCAACGCGCCGCTCGACATCGGCATCACGGCCGCCGGTATCGACGCCGCCCTGTTCGGCGGCTGGTCCGGCGAGACGGAGCCCTCGTGCTTCGACGGCTACTTCATCCCGACCAACGGCGTGTTCAAGTTCTCCCCCAACGACCAGACCCCAATCGAGGTGCTGGTGACCAAGGGCGAGTTCGAGCTGTCCAACAGCCTCACCTCCTACCGAGGCGCGGGCCGCGTCATCGCATCCGAGGTCGCCGAGTCCAAGCTCAAGACCACGGTGAAGCAGACCATCATCCCCGAGGACTACACCGAGATTCGCAAGGTCCTCACCGGCAGCGAGACCGGCACGACCGTGACCAACAAGGTCGTCTACGGCTCCGCCGCGTGGGAGTTCACCCACTCGCAAGACCCCAACTGCACCATGAGCGTCGTCTTCTCCAACGTCCCGTGGAACTGCGAGACGCCGGAAATCGACCCCGAGGGCAGCGCCGCCGAGGTCGAGTTCAGCGCCGACGACATCGGCGTGGCGGCCAAGGACGGCTCCCCCGTGACCATCACCATCGTCAACAAGGTTCAGACCTACGCAGCAGCCTAGGAGGCACTAAATGCTCAAGTTCCACTTCACCCTCACCGACGGCGACAACGACCCCATCGAGTTCGACGCGGGCCGCACATCCAACTGGAAGTCCATCGACGCCATGGCATCCATCCCAGACTCCCCGCACAAGGCCGCCTACAACGACTTCGTCTGGTGCGTGATCGCCGCCGAGCAGGCGGGCAAGGCCAATGAGGTCGGCATCGAGGGCATGGAGCTGGCCGAGGCCGCCGAGTACATCGCCGACACCTACGACTCCGTCGTTATCGACGACAACACCAAGCTCCTCGCCAAGGAGAAGGACGCCCCTTTAGCTTCTGCGCCCGCCAAGTAGCAAGCGCAGCGCGAATCACCGGGGCCTCCCCGTACGACATGGCGCGCCTCCTGGACGAGTACCCGTTCGTCTTCGAGGAGTGGCTGGCCCTGTTCGACCGTCGCGGCGAGGGCTTCGCGGCCAAGCGCGAGAGGACGAGGGGCGAGCGCGTGCAGCGCCTGTTCGACCGCATGGGGAGGAAGAAATGAGCAGCTTGAGCATCAGGGTCGAGGGCCTCGCGGAGACGCTGAAGGGCCTCCGCGAAATCGACCGCGAGCTGCCGAAGGAAGTAAAGAGGGGGCTGCGCGAGGACGTGCGGCCCCTTTTTGCAGCCTATCAATCCTACGCGCGCGGCCTCGGCGGCTCCGGGCAGTACGCCGCCAACGCATCGATGCGGACCATATCGGCGGGCGTGAAGATCGCCAACAGCGACCCCGGCGCAGGCCCCATCGAGTTCGCAAACCCCGGCGCTTTCTACCTGAACGGCCCAAGGGCGGGCAGGCGCATGGGCGTGCCCCATGCCGGGAAACCGCGCGCGCTCATGCGCGCCGTCGACGAATACGAGGACGAGGTGCGCGACCGCGTGGAGTCGCGCATCGAGAAAGTAATCCAGAGGTACCTAAATGGGTAAGGCATCAATCTCCATCGCCGTCACAGGCTCCTACAACGGCTCCGCGCTGGAGAAGGCGGAGAGGCGTCTCGACAGCCTGTCCAAGAAGGCCGTGGCCGCCGGGGGCAACCTAGAGACTGTCGGCGGCAAGCTCGTGAGCAGCGGCTCCAAGCTGGCCAAGGCCGGAGGCGAGATATACAACTACGGCGAGCGCGTGGAGCAGGCCGGGCAGAAGATGATGCCCATCTCGGCCGCCATCGCCGCCGTCGGCGTGGCCACCGGTGCCGCAGCCGTCAAGATCGACACGTCCCTCACGGGCGTGCGCAAGACCGTGGACGGCACCGAGGAGCAATACCGCCAGCTCAAGGAATCGGCCATCGAGTTCTCCAAGACCAACGCGGTGAGCGCCGACCAGATTCTCGACATCCAGGCGCTTGGCGCGCAGCTCGGCTTCTCCATCGACGAGCTGGACGAGTTCTCGCGCGTGGTATCCGGTCTGGACATCGCCACCGACATGAACGCAGAGCAGGCGGCCACCGAGCTGGCGCAGTTCGCCAACATCGTGAAGATGTCGCATAGCGACGTGAGCCGCTACGGCTCGGCCATCGTCAACCTCGGTAACAACCTCGCCACAACCGAATCAAGCGTCTCGTCCATGGGGCAGCGCATCGCGGCCGCATCCAACCAGGTCGGCATGAGCACACCGGACATCCTCGGATGGTCCGGTGCCATGTCCTCCCTCGGCATCGAGGCCGAGGCCGGTGGCACGGCGTTCTCCAACACCGTCGCATCCATCGACAAGGCCGTGGCCACGGGCGGCGACGCGCTCGACTCGTTCGCGTCCATCGCCGGAATGAGCGCCGACCAGTTCGCCCAGAGCTGGAGGACGAGCGCCACCGACACCATGCTGGCCCTCCTCAAGGGCACCAACAGCGCCGAGAACATGACCGTGGCGCTGGAGTCCATGGGCGTGACCGGAATCAGGCAGACCGACGTACTCAAGCGCCTCGCGGGCAACACGGACCTCGTGAGCCAGGCGCTGCAGGTTTCCAACGACGGCTGGCGCGAGAACACGGCGCTGCAGGACGAGGTCAACAACCGAAACGACTCCATGGCCGCCAAGCTGGAGATCCTGCAGAACAAGGTCATAGCGGTGGCCGAGGACATCGGCACGCCGCTGGTGAACGCAGCCACCGACGCCGTCGACGCGGCCGAGCCGCTGTTCGAGGCCGTCGAGGACGTGACGCAGGGCTTCGCCGACATGGACGAGGGCGCGCAGCGCAACGTCATAGCGCTCGCCGCTGTCGCCGCGGCAGCCTCGCCGCTCCTCACCACCACGGGCCGAATCGTCAAGACCGTGGGCAACGCCGTCACGGCCGTGGGCAAGGCCAAGCAGGAGTGGGGCGTCTACGCCGACGCGCTGACCACCACGAACGCCTCGGCGCTGAAGACCTACAGCAGCAACGAGAAGTTGAGCAAGGCCCTCGAGAAGAACCCGGCGGCCAAGGCGGCCGGCGGCGTCGAGAAGTACGTCGAGGCCGTGCGCAACGCCAACAGCGACACGTCCAAGTACAACACGGCCGTCCGCAAGCTGTCGAACGAGCAGAAGAAGGGCAGCAAGGCCAACGCCGAACTCGTCGAGAGCCTCAAGAAGGAAGTCGTCGAGAAGCGCAACGCCATGAACCAGTCGAACGGGCTGGTGAGCGGATACAGGCAGGAGGCCGCAGCGGCCAAGACGTCCGAGGCCGCCACGAGGAGCCATGCCGCCGGACTCATGATGTGGGCGAAGGCCGCAGACGTGGCCAAGCTCGCCCTCGCCGCCGTCGGCCCGGCGCTCGTGATCGGCGCGGTGGGCATGTTCATCCAGAGCATGGAGGACGCCAAGAAGCACGCCGATAACCTGAAAGCATCGACCACCGAGCTGGAGGCCGCCGCAGCGGGTGCCAAGAACGAGGTCAAGGAGGAGGCCGGTGCCTTCGACGTACTCACGGGCTCCACGGGCAGCGCCAAGGCCGACATCGACAAGATGCTCGAGAGCCAGGCGCAGCTCGCCACCACGCTCAAGGAGACCAACACATCGGCCGCCGCGCAATCGGCACAGCTCACGGCCGCATACGACACCATCAGGGAGTATGCGAACAAGAGCGACCTGAGCACCGAGGCGCAGGGCCGCCTGCGCGCTGCGGTCGATACGGTCAACTCGATGTGCGGCACGCAGATAAGCGTCGTCGACCAGGCGAACGGCAAGCTCGCCGACGAGCACGGCGCAATCAGCGACGTCACCGGGGCGCTCGGCGAGTACGTCGAGAAGAAGCTCGAGCAGATCAGGATAGACGCGCAGCAGTCGAACCTGACGGCCCTCTACGAGCAGCAGGCGCAGGACATCCAGACGCTCGCCGTGGCCCAGAAGGACTACAACGACGAAGTCAACCGCTGCATGAAGAACAACCCGCAGATGACGCGCGATCAGGCCGAGCTGACCATGAGCTACTCGAAACAGGGCAAGGCGCTCGACGAGGCCAAAGCCGCGCTCGGCGCGGTGAACAACTCCATCGACACCGTCACGGAGAGCCTCGGCGCATCCGTGGCCGTGGCAGACGGGGCCACCGCGAGCGTGAAGGACCTCGCTGCGGCGTCCCCGGCCGTCTCCTCCGCGTTCCTCGGCCTCGACAAGGACCTCGGCCAGTTCTGCGACGACCTCCAAAATGCCGGAATCAGCGTCGAGGACTTCCAGAGCCTGAACGACGAGCAGCTGATCAAGCTGTCCGCCTCGTGGGACGGCACCACCGGGAGCATCATCAAGGCCCTCGGCGACATGGGCATCAAGTGCAAGACGCAGGGGCAGGCGGCGGCCGACAACTGGGCCAGCGGCCTAAGCGTGGGCGCGCAGAGCGCCATCGGCGCGGCCCAGCAGGTCACCGGTTCCACGCTCGAGGAGTTCAAGCGCAACTGCGACGACTACGGCATCGCCGGAGACGCCGCCGTGACGGCCTTCGCCAACGCGCTCGCCCAGGGCGACACCTACGACGTGGCGGCGGCAAAGGCCAGTGAGGCCGTGGGCGGCCTCGACGAGGCCAAGCAGGGCGGCTCCGATGCGGGAACCCTCGCCGGAGCGCTGTTCGCCAGCGGCATCACCACCGGAGGCGCGCCGACGGAGGGCAACGCGGCCGCGCTGGCGGCAGCGCTGGCGGGCGGCATCTCCACCGCCACCGCCGACGCATCCGCGACGGGCAACTCCGCAGGAGCGGGCTTCGCGCAGGGCATCGCCGACAACACGCAGACGACGTCCTCCAACGCCGCCGGGTTGCGCGCGGCGCTCTCCGGAGGCATATCGGCCTCTCCAAGCGATGCGTCCAAGACGGGCAAGAGTGCAGGCTCGCTGTTCGCCTCCGGTATTGGCCAATACGCAGGGGCGGCTGGTGCCAGCGGCTCCACGCTTGCCGCGAGAGCGCAGGGCGGCGTCTCCGGTTCCGTCGGAACGCTCTCGGGCACCGGCCAGAGCGCAGGCTCCGGCTACGCATCCGGTGTTGGCCGTGCCGCCGGGCAGGCGAGCGGCAGCGGCTCGCGCCTCGCGTCCAGCGCCCAGAGCGGTGCCAGCGGCTGGAACGCCTACACCAGCGGCAGCCACCTTGGCAGCCAGTTCGCCAGCGGCATCGGCTCGGCGTGGAACTCCGTCCGCAGCTTCGCCACGTCGCTGGTAAACGCGGCCAAGAGCGTCATGGGCTTCTCCGTGCCGGAGGACGGCCCCTGGTCCGGTGCCGAGAAGGGCGGCGAGACCTCGGGACGCCACCTCGGCGAGAACTTCGCCCACGGCATGCTCGAGGCCCGCGCCGACGTGAGGGACAGCGCCAAGCGCCTCATGGCCACGGCGCAGCTCGACGGGAACGTGGCCTACACGGGCAACGGCGGCACCAAGACCACCGTGGTCAACAACTACTACTCGCTGGGCGACGTCAAGATCGACGCCTCCTCGATAAGCGAGTTCATGACACTCAACGACTTCTTCCAGACCGTCCGCAAGGCGAAGGCAGGGATGTAAATGGCATGGGGCAACGAGGTCTGGCCTACGGGCCAGACCGCCTGGAACACATATATCGAATGGAAGATCAAGGAGTACGGCGAGAACTCCTGTTACGTGCAGGTCAAGTACAGCTCCTACGTCAAGTGCGGCGACATGCGCGGCACCATCGTCAACCGCTCGTGGGGCGGCCAGTACCGCATGTACGGCCCCGGCTGGTACGGCGACAGCGGCTGGCTCGACGTCGGCTGGGTCAACTACGGAGACCCCGTCACGCGCGAGTGCTCGGCGTGGTACACGGGCTACTCCGGCACCTTCCGCAAGTCTACGTGCAGGGACACCTTCAGGCCCTCGGCCCCGGTCTGGACTCCCCAGACGCCGAGCAACGCCAAGGCCGTGCGCAAGTCCCAGACCCTGAACGTGATCACGTGGACGCGCAACACCACGGCGGCCCGACCGTACGACGGCATCTACGTCGACCGCCAGACCGACGGCGGCGAGTGGGTGAACATCGCCAAGCCGGGCGGCGACAAGACGGAGTACAGCGACGACACGGTGCGCCCGAACCACACGTACCGCTACCGAATCGGCGCGTACAACACGGCGGGAAGCGCCGGTGGCCACTCCTACACCGAGACGCTGCGCAACCCGCCGGAGAAGCCCGCAGCGCCGAGCGGAGCCAAGGTCGAGCGCCTGAACGACGAGAAGAACCTCATAACGTGGGCCAACCACGCCACGGACGAGGCCCCCTACTCCGAGGTGCGCATCGAGCGCAGCACGGACGGGGGCGGCTCCGTCCAGATCGCCCACGTGAGCGGCTCGGCATCCTCCTACACAGACCCGACGTGCTCGGCCGACCACTACTACCGCTATCTGGTCCGCGCGTACAACGAGAGCGGCTACTCCGATCGCGTCATGACCGACCGCACGTTCAACACGCCGTCCGCGCCGTTCAAGCCGAGCGGCCAGCGCACGGGGGACACCTCCGTCGAGCTGACCATCCCGAACCTGTCGCGCACCGCGAGCGCCACCGAGATTCAGCGCTCGCGCGACCGCAAGGACTGGACCACCATCGCCACGGTGACCGGCAAGGCGCTGTCGTTCGGCGACAACCCCGGAGGCGGCACGTTCTACTACCGCGCGCGCAACTTGCGGGGCAGCCTCGTCTCCGCGTGGTCCGAGCCATCCGAGGCCATCGTCACGATCTGCGCCCCGGCGGCACCGACGCTCCTCACGCCGACGAGCGGCCAGGTGCTGCTCGTCTCGCAGGGAAGGGTCACGTTCACGTGGCACCACAACCCCATCGACGGCTCCGCGCAGAGCGCGGCCGAGGTCCAGTACTCCACGGACGGAGCATCATGGAAGACCGTCACGGCCGCGACCGCCCAGAGCGCGAGCGTGCCGAACTTCCCGCTCAACTCCACCGTCTACTGGCGCGTGCGCACCAAGGGCGTTCACGCCGACTTCGGCCCATGGTCCGGCAACAGCTCGTTCTACGTACGACAGCCCCCGCAGCTCGCCTTCGACGCGCCCGGCCAGACCGTGCGCAACGTGCCGGTCGGCGTGAGCGTGCAGTACGTCGACGCATCCGGCGCGCTCGCGGCCATGGCCGTGGCCATTACCGATATGGGCGGCAACGTGCTCTACGAGGAGGCGCTCGGGACCTCCACGGCCACGAGCGTCACCAAGGACGAGTGGATGCCGGAGGACGGCGGCGAGTACCGAATCGTGGCCACGGCCCGAAGCACGAGCGGCCTGCAGTCGACGGCCTCCATGCCATTCCGCGTGGAGTTCGAGCTGCCGCGCCGCGCCTCCCTCCGCATCGAGGCCGACATCGAGCGCGGATACGCCGAGCTGCAGTGCATCGTCGACAACAACGACGAGGGGCAGGACGTCGAGAGCCTTAGCATCTGGCGCGTCACGCGCGACGGGGAGAGGCTGATCGCCTCCGACCTGTCCGACGGCTCGTCGGTGGTCGACCGCTACGCGCCGCTTAACACGGAGTACAGCTACCGCGTGGCGGCATATGCCGCCTCGGGCGCATCGAGGGCGACGGAGCACCCTGGCAGCATCAAGACGCCCTACTGCTTCGTCTACTACGGCGACGGCCTCATGGCCCGAGCGCAGTTCGACCCTACCGAGCAGCGCAACCTCGAGCGCGCCAACCGCACGCTCGTGCGCTACGCGGGCAGGTCCCATCCCGTCCTATACGACGCGGGCGGCATCAGCGACACCCGCCCCCTGACCGCGCACGTCATAGGCGAGGAGGAGGTGCGCGCCTTCGAGGACCTCATCCTCTACCCGCGCGCCATCTTCAAGAGCGTGGCCGGTGACGTGTTCCACGTCGCCGCCGACGTGAGCGTGAACCGCGACCTGTGCATGCCCACGACGCACGCCGACATCAGCCTCTCGCTGACGAGGGTGGACGGTGAGGCCCTGTGATCTGGACAGGTTTTAGGCAGGAGTCGTACATCTACCGCCGCGTGACGTGGCCCGGCCTCGTCGAGGCCGAGGACTACGGCATGTTCACGGGCGGGCGGCTCACGCACTCCGCGCTGTCGCAGCTCCACTCCCAGGGCACGCTCGACTTCTCCGGCAGCGCCATACCCGACGAGCACGACCTCGTGCGCGTGTACTACCAGATGGAGGACGAGCGCGGCGAGGCCGGGATGTTCGCCCTCGGGACGTACTTCTGCAGCATCGGCACGCCGAAATATAACGGGCCGCTGGTATCCGGCAGCGTCGACCTCGAATCGACGCTGCGCCTCGCGGTCAAGGGGAAGTACGGCCGCTACTACACGGTGAAGGCGGGGACTAACGCGGTCGCGCACGCCGACGGCATCTTCAAGCGCCTCGGCCTCCGGACGAACGAGCCGCGCTGCGACTACGTCCTGCCGAGGGACGTGGTGTACGGGCCGGACGACAGCTGGCTGAAGATAGCCAACGACCTCCTCGCCATGGCCGGGTTCGCATCGGCCTACCCGGATGCCTACGGCGTAATCCAGATGGTCCCGTACGTCGAGCCGCAGGCGCGCAAGCCGGTGCGCACGTTCAACGACGGCGAAGACTCCATCATGCTCCCCGAGGTATCCAGATCGGATAACGCGGACGACATACCGAATGCCGTGTACCTGACCTACGAGACGGAGGAGGAGAGCCTCTGGGCCGTGTGCCGGAACACCGACCCAAACTCCCGCGCGTCCATCCCGTACAGGGGCTACGAGGTCCCGCTCGTCGACCAGGTGACGGAGCTCACGGGCGCTACCAAGGACGAGCGCCTAAAGGCCCTCAAGGCCAAGGCCAAGACGAAGCTCGTGGACAACTCCTCGTCCATCGAGTACGTCGAGTGGGGCCACCCGTGGGTGCCCCTGCTGCCCAACGACGCGGTGGGCATCGACTATCTCACCGCCGGGCTAAATTGGCGCGGTGCGATAACGGAGCAGGAGATAGAGGTCGGAGGCCACTGCGCGGTGACGGGCAAGGCCCGCCGCTTCATCCGCTCCGGCTTCGTCACCGAGACGGAGGGAGGGTCATGGTAAGCGGCCACGAGCTGTACGAGCTGCTGTTCGGCGGGACGGGCGCAAAGGAGTCCCACACGTGGGGCACCGTCGCCGCAGTCAACCGAGACGGGACCGCCGACGTGCGGCTCAACCCATCCATATCGACCACCTGCACGTGCCTGGCCGAGGTGAAGGCCGGGGACCGCGTGCTGGTGCTCGTGTTCAAGCAAGGAGCAGTAGTGCTCGGGAAGGCGGTCTAGATGCTCATAGACCTCACGCTCGACATCGAGAAGGGCACCAACCGCTTCTCGACGCTCGACAACCCCATCACGCTTCGGCAGCAGGACGCCGAGGCGTACGTGTTCAACGTCAACCTGCGGCAGGGAGGCGCGGTGCTCGACCTCACGGGCATGACCGTGCGCTTCTACGCGCTGCGGCCGGACGGCGGGAAGGTCATCGACGGCGAGAACGTCGCGGTGCTCTCCGCGCCAGACGGAATCGTGCAGTACACCGTCCCCGCCAAGCTCACGCAGGCGGCTGGCGACATCCCGACCTCGTACATCCGCATCAGCTCGGGCGACTGGTCGGCATCCACGGGCAACATCGCCATCAGGGTCGTGCCCTCGGTGGCCATCGAGGCCACGGGCGGCGACTACATCCCCGAGATCGACCACCTCATCAACGCGCTCGAGGCGCAGCGAGTTACCTACGGCAACGCAGAGGATGTGCGCGCGTCCGAGTGGCAGGCGATCATGGACGAAGTCTCCAACGCGCGCGGCCGGGCGGACGGCGCGGCAGACCGCTGCGAGGCCGCGCTCGCGTCGCTCAAGGTCGACTACGACGACCTGACGGACGACGCGAAGGAGAAGATCGCCGCCATGGCCAGCGCCGGAGTGGTCTTCGCCACGCACGCGGAAATCGACGAGGCGTTCGAGTCAATCATCGCCCCGGCAATCGGCACCGACACGGTCCTCGACGGCCTCACCCAGGAGGACTACGACTACGCCTTCGGCAAGGTATTCGGCCAGTAAAGGAGAAATAATGGCAGTACAGGTAAACAAGGTCATGACGTTCGGCGACACCGTCGACCTCATCACCAAGGTGCACAAGGCCTCGGCGAACCCCGTGGCCGTGGCTCCGCACTACGACGGCACCAAGGGCGAGTACGACAACCTCGGCGAGTGGTTCAGCCTGCGCCGTGACGGCAAGGTGTACGGCGTCGACATCCCCGAGTACACCTACTCGAACGACCACAAGGGCATCAAGACGCGCGACAACGTCGGCCTCGTGTGCCAGCCCGCCACCAACACCACGGCGGGCCGCGACGACTACTCCAAGCTCAACGCCTTCGAGTACTTCACCGTGAACGGCACGGTCGACGACAGCGGCAAGTTCCACTGCACCGCCATGAAGGGCGACGGCCGCTTCAGGGCCGACGGCTCCAACGGCGACGTCTGGGTCATGGCCTGCCCCGGCTACTACAGCATCACGCGCAGCAACGGATACAAGCGCCTGCTCTATTCCGACACCAAGTACGAGGGCATGAGGCCGCTGCCGGGCCAGAAGTACGCCGACGGCACCGAGCGACCGCTCCTCGTGTTCTCGCCCTACCTCGCGTGGTGCGATTCCAACAACGTGCCCCACAGCTACTCCGGCAAGGTCCACACGTTCCAGTTCGGCTCGCACGACACCGGGATCAGCTACAGCAAGAAGAAGGGCGCGGGCTACACGGGCCGCACCGTGGCGGATAACTTCTACCTCCAGCTCATGTTCATGCTCAAGTACGCCACGCAGGACCTCCAGAGCCTCGGCGGCTGCACAGACTACGCGAACCAGTACAAGGTCCTCGAGGCCGAGATCGGCGTGAACCGCGTGCTCCTGCCGAAGGCTGCGGCAGACTACTTCCTCGTCGGCTCCACGCTGAACTGCGGACCGAACAGCGACCGAGGGGCGACCGCGGGCCAGTCCACATTCGCCTACCGCACCGTCACCAAGATCGAGACGATGAGCGACCGATGCGCGGTCTACGTCGACGGCGCACCGTTCACCACGGCCGTCGACGATTACGTATCCGCGATGCCGTGGAAGACGGGCACGTGCGACAACCTGCTCGGCACGGACGGCTACCCGCTCGCGGGCAAGCCCAAGCAGCGCCAGCCGTACCGCATCCAGGGTATCGAGGTGCTCTGCGGAGCGTACGAGCCGCTGTGCGACGTGATCGTGAATCAGGTCAAGACGTCGGCCGACGAGGGCCACTGCGAGCTCTACAAGTGCTTCGATTCGCGCAAGTACTCCTCGGCCCTCGACGCCAACCACGTCAAGCTCGACCTCGAGCTGCCCGCGCGCGACAGCAAGACCAACGGCCAGTGGATGTACAACGAGGACTGGCAGGAGTCCGCGAAGTGCCCCGGCCTCCTCGTGCCCACCGGTTCCAAAGGAACCTCCACGACGGGCACCTGCGACGCGATATATTCCGACCCGATCTCATCCCCCGGCCTGCGAGAGCTGCGGTGCTTCGGCAATCTCGGGGATGGGTCTATGTACGGTGCCTTCTGCGGCTCTTCGATCAGCAGGCTCGGCATCTACTGGTGGGCCTGTGGCGGTCGGCTATCTGGCCTGGGGGTCACCATGGCCTAGCCATGGTGCGGGGGTGAAGCGCAAGCGAGGGGGCAGCGCCCCCTCCTCACCCCTCCCAGGCCCCTTGGGGGTTCTCGGCGGTAGCCGCTTGGTTCTCGGCCTTCTGCAGTGCTTCGGCAATCTCAGGAATGGGTCTATGTACGGTGCCTTCTACGGCAATTCGAACAACAGGCTCGGCAACTACAGGTGGAACTATGGCGGTCGGAAATCTGGTCAAACGCGGAACACGCTCGTCGAGTCCACCCGCTTCGAGCGGGCATGCCCCGTCAACTGACGAAAATATCAACCCCACGGCGTTTGGTAGTCCAGCGGCGAAGAACGCCAAAACCAGATAGGACACAATGAGGCGTTACTGCAAGCGCGTGGACATCGAGGACGAGGGCTTCTGCCTCGCCGCTGTCCGCGACTTCCTGCGAGGCAAGAGCGGGCGCAGGGAGGTGCAGGCGCTTCTGGACGAATACGGAGGCGAGGAGAAGCTGGCGCGCTCCCTCGCCGCCGAGATACGCGAGCGGCGCGTCACGGTCGCACCCATCCAGTACTTCAACAGAATCGAGCCGATCAACGGCAAGCACCGCATCATCGGGCGCGAGACGCCGAAGCACCAGTGCTTCGACTACATCGCGGTGAACGGTCTGGCCGAGATGCTCATGGCCAAGATAGGCGACTACCAGACGGCCTCCATACCGGGACGCGGGCAGATATTCGCCAAGCACGCCATCGAGAAGTGGATACGCGAGCCGGGGGCCAGGTACTTCATAAAGTTGGACATCCGCAAGTTCTACCCGAGCATCGACCAAGACGTTCTACGCGCCATGCTCGCGCGCGACGTGAAGAACGAGGCCCTGCTCTACCTCGTCGGCGTCCTCCTCGACCAGTTCCCGCACGGCCTGAACATCGGCTCGTTCCTAAGCCAATACCTGGCCAACTACTACGCCTCGCGCGCTTACCACTACGCGCAGGAGCGCCTGCGCAAGACGCGCGTGAACAGGCGCACGGGCGTGGTGACGGACAAGCGCCTCGTGAACCACGTGCTGTTCTACATGGACGACATCCTGCTCATGGGCCACGACAAGCGCGATCTCAAGATGGCCGCGCGCCGCCTGTCCAAGTTCGTGAGCGACGAGCTGCACGTCGAGCTGAAGCCGTGGAAGGTATGCGCCGTCGACAAGGAGCCGCTGGATATGGTCGGCTTCGTCTTCTACACCTACAAGACCACAATCCGGCCGGGCATCTTCCTGCGCGCCAGGCGGGCCTTCATGCTCGCCGGGCGGTCGGAGGTCATACCGCTGCCACTGGCCCGGCGCTGCATCAGCTACTACGGCTATCTGAAACACAGCTGCAGCAAGGGAGTTATAGAGAAATATCACGCGGAGGATACATTCGCACGGTGCAAGGACGTCGTGAGCCTTGCCGAGACCGAGAGGAGACTCGATGAGAGTTTATTCGACGGCGGAGCTTCAGGCCGTGGACTACCACGAGCGCCCGGACGGCTTCGCGGACATCAGGCTGCGCCGCAACATCCAGAAGGTGACGCGCGAGCAGATCGACCCTGCCGGAGAAGCCACCGTGGAGTGGCAGGCTGACGAGCAGTACGTCCTCGCCGCCATCTCGAAGGACGAGGCCGCCGAGGCGTTCGACCAGCTCTGGGAGCAGGCCGTACGCGACGGCATGACCCTCGACGAGCGAATCGACGAGACCGAGCAGAGCGCCAGCGACAGCGGCGACGCCCTCGCGGAACTCGGCGACATGGTCGCGGAGCAGCAGTCGGCAATCGAGGACCAGGAGGCCGCACTGGCCGAACTCGGCGACCTCGTGGCGACCATCAAGGGAGGTGAGTAGCAATGGCGAAGATCTACTACCGCCAAGTCAAGGCCGGAAAGCGCACCATCGACGAGGTGCCCGAGCTTTGGCGCGAGAAAGTGCAGAAGATGCTGGACGAGGAGGCCTGATGCTCTCCACCGTTATCAGCGGACTGACGCTCGCGGTGGTGACGGGCCTCGCCGGGTATCTCGGCAGGCAGCTGCATGACATCCGCAAGGAGTATTCGGCCGTCATATCCGCGCAGCGCTCGCAACTGAAGGCCTCCATCGTGCGCAGCTACGAGGAGGCAGAGGCCAGGGGCTACATCACGGCCATGGAGCTGGACACGCTCAACAAGCGCGCCGACAACTACGCGCTCCTCCACGGGGACACGTACATCGAGACGATCAGGGCGCACGCCAACACCATGGACATACACGGCAGCATCCCCGAGCACACGCACCCAGAGAACCACAATGGTTAGGAGCAACTATGAACAAGGACGCGCTCAAGCGCTGGCTCATCGCCGCAGGAGTCCGCGCCGTGAAGACGGCGGCCCAGACGGCCGTGACGCTCATCGGCTCGACCGCCGTGGCCATCACGTCGCTCGACTGGGGCCAGATCGCGTCCGTGGCCGCGTGCACCGCAGTGGTATCGGTACTCACCTCAATCGCCGGAGTCCCGGAGGTCGAGGAGGGTACCTCGCCGTTTGCGATGCGGCACTAGCGCTACTCGCGGCATCCGTGCTCGTCTTCCTCTCTCTCGAGCTGGGGATGCCGCAGGTGCGGACGGCCGGGAAGGCGATACCGACCGTCTACGACAAGGACGCCCCAGCGCAGGTCCCGACCTACCTCCAGACGGACGGGCGCTGGGGCGCTCTCCCCTATGCGGGGGACGACATCGCCACGAGCGGCTGCGGCCTCACCAGCGCGGGCGTGGCGTACACCCGCCTCACCGGCGAGGAGTGGACGCCGCTGCGGCTCGCGCTGACCGTCGGCGACACGTGCACCACGGACGGCCTGAACGACATGCAGAAGTTCTGCGCGTGGATGTGCGCGAACGACGGGGGCCTGTCGAGCACGGGCCTGCTCTACGACCGGCAGGAGGCGCTCGGGTATGCCGGGCGCGGCTGGATGGTGTTCGGCTCCATGACCGGCCAGCTCCACGAGGGCGGGAGGGCCTACGGCGGCCACATCGTGCTCATATGCGGGTGGGACGGCAGCACGGCCGACATCCGCGACCCAGACGAGGGACAAGTGAATCTGAACACAGACGAGTTCGCCCGCGTCTCGTGGGCGTACTTCATCGCTATAGGGAGTGATTGACGGTGCAGGGCATCGACATCAGCAACTACCAGAGGGGCATCGACCTCGACAAGGTCCCGTTCGACTTCATGATCTGCAAGGCGACCGAGGGCACCGGAATCGTTCACGACACCTGCGACGGCTTCGTCCAGAAGGCCAAGGCGCTCGGGAAGAAGTGGGGCTTCTACCACTTCCTGAACGGCGAAGACCCGGTGAAGCAGGCCGAGTTCTTCGTATCGCAGACCAAGAACTACTTCGGCAACGGCGTGCCCGCGCTCGATTACGAGATGTACGGCATGGTCCACGGGGCCGCAGGTGCCAAGAAGTTCCTCGACCGCGTCCTCGAGCTGACCGGCATCCGATGCGCGGTCTACATGAGCCGCAGCGTCTGCACCGAGGACGACTGGAGCGCCGTGGCCAAGGACCACCCGCTGTGGGTCGCCCAATATGCCAACACGGAGCGCACTGCATACCAGTCGACCCCGTGGCTGCCCTCCGGCGGCTTCGGCGCGTGGGACGAGTGCGCGCTCCACCAGTACAGCTCCAACGGCCGCCTCGACGGATACGACGGGCCGCTCGACCTCGACATCGCGCACCTCGATGCGGACGGCTGGGACAGGGTGGCGAACCCCAAGGGCCTGCCCGTGCCCGATGCCAAGCCGAGCGGGACGGTCCCGCAGCCGCAGGAGACGGCGCTCGAGCTGGCCGCCCGCGTCATGGACGGCACCTACGGCAACGGCGACGCGCGCAAGGAGGCGCTCGGAGACCGCTACGACGAGGTGCAGGAGTTGGTGAACTACGTCCTGAATACGGGAGCCACGGAGCTGGCCGACGCTGTGATCCGTGGGCAGCTCGGCAGCGGCGAGCTTCGCAAGCGCGTGCTCGGCGGGCGCTACGCGGAGGTGCAAGGCGTGGTCAACGACCGCCTCGGGGCGTCGTCCAAGAAGACCTACACGGTCAAGAGCGGCGACACGCTCTCGGGCATCGCCGCCAAGTACGGCACGGACTACCGGACGCTGGCCAAGGCGAACGGATTGGCGAACCCGAACGTGATCTACCCCGGCCAAGTGCTGGTGGTGGGATAGCCAAAACAAAGGGGAGGCTCCTCGCGGGGCCTCCCCTTTTTCAGTAGTTGCTATTTTAGGCGGCCCGAGAAAACCTGATGAACACGGAACGACCGAGGGCCAATACCTGGGTTCGACTATCTTTGCAAATGGGGCACCATTCCAATTTTCCTCGAACCCGCTGGATGTCCAATCTGGCGGGTTCGTTGCTTTCCGTGTCGTAGTTGAGCGTCACAAACACCTCGTCGTCGGAAACGCTCACCTGCCACACGAACGCCTTCAAAAGCGTCGCGTCGTCGAGCTTCGCGCCGCATTGCAGGAAGTCCGCGAACCGCTCCGGGTCTATCTTCTGGTCTTGGATGGCCTGCAAGTCGTAATTCGCGCGCGCCTTCTGCTCCTCAAGCTCGGCTATGCGCTCCTTCACGCCCGGGGCTATGATGCCCTGCTCGATGGCGTTCAGGATGTTCTTCAGCCCGCGCTCCGCAGCCGAGAGCGATTCCGCCGCCTGTTTTCGCCTTGTGGCAATCTCCGCCCCGTCTGCCCTGTCGGCGACCATGCGGGCTATCCTCAAGGCCTCCTCGCGGTCGGAAAGCAGCTCGCGCAGGGCATCGACGATAGCGCCCTCAAGCTCCTCTCGGCGAACGTTTTTCATGCACCCGTCAACGCAGCTGTAGTACTCGTATTTGACGTTGTGCCGCCCGCGCCCACTCACGCCCTGCAGGTTTCGCCCGCAGCCGGCGCATATGGCCTTGCCCGCCAGAGCGAAGTCGCCCCAGTCCTCCGAAGAGCGCTTCTTGGTTCCCTGCACCTGCTGAGCGTCCATGAAAGTCACCTCGTCTACGATCTCGGGCATTCCGCCCTCCTTGACTATGCCTCCCCACTCGTAGCGCCCCGTGTAGCGCCTGTTGTGGAGCATCTGGTAAACCATCGAGTAGCCGCACGGGTTGCCGTTGGAGGTCTTCACGCCTCGCTGGGCGAAGTCGCGCGCTATCGAGTTCACGGTCTCGCGGTTGATGCGCCGCTTGAAGGCCTCGCGCACGAACGCGGCGTCATGCTCGTCTATCTCGTACTCGTCGTCCTCCGACTTGCGGTAGCCGAACACGCGCACGCCGTTGGTCTTGCAACGGAGCGCGTTGCCCTCCATTCCGCGCTTGGTGCGTATGGCGGTCTTCTTCGACTCGCAGGCGGCAAGGCCCTCAAGCAGCTTCTCGTAAATGATTCCCTCGGGCGAGTCCGGTATGGCCTCAAGCGCCGACACGAGCTTCACGCCATTCTTGGCAAGCTCGCGCTTGTATATGGGCGCGTCGTACTCCCCACGGGAGAAGCGATCCATCATGTACACAAGCACTATGTCGGATTCGCCCGCGTTGGCTATCATGCGCTGAAACTCGGGGCGGTCGTCGGTGCGGCCCGATATGGCGTAATCGCAGTACTCGGCGGCGATGGCGTAGCCCTCGCGTTTGCACCAGTCGCGGCACACGCGCAGCTGGTCGTCTATCGAGGCCTCGCGCTGCTTGTTGCATGAAAAGCGGGCGTATATCACCGCTGTTTTTGGCATAATAAGAAACGGCCTCCTTTCAGAGGTTCTGTGGAAAGCCCCACGGGTAGCGCTGCAACGCTGTGACCCCGTGGGGCTTCTTTTTTCTCTACCTATATAAGACGGTAAACGAGTACAGCATCATGTCGCTGTCGCGCGTGTTGGCGCTGACGGCCATCTTGACATCGACGACTTGACAACCTTTGTCCTGGATGCGCGACAACGTTCCGTCGATGCGCTCGGTAACCTTGTCCTCAAGCTGCGTGGCGGTCGAATACATGGCCTTGCCCGCGACCTGGAACACGAGGGCGTGAACCTTCCCGTCGCTCACGATGAACTCGTCCGCATCGCTAGCCATCTTCTTAGCGGCGCTTTTGTTGAACATTCCCATGTGTTATTCCTTCCGTTCGCCAGTATCCCAAGGCCCCGTACCCAATAGTTCGTCAACGGAGCATTCGTAATACCTTGCAAGCTTTATGAGCTTTGATCCATTGATTTCGCGTTGCCCGCTTTCCATCATCGAGTAAGCGGGAACACCTATACCGAGAACAGCGGCCACTTCGGGCTGCTTCTTCCCATACTTGAGTCTTGTTTCCTTGAGACGGAATTGCGTGCCCACTGTGCCCTCCTTGCTTCTATAGGCACATTGTACAAAAAAATTTACAAATAGTGAATTCCTTACTTGCAAAAGGTCAGAAGTTCTTCTATATTCACTAATTGTGAAGTTCACAAATAGTGAAATGGAGGTGCATATGAACCCGATCGCAAGCGAGCGAGTTCGAATCGGTCTTAGCCAAGAAGATTTGGCAACGAAGCTCGGACTCAAAAGCCGCGCCACTGTTGCTAGCTACGAAAGTGGCGGTGAAATCCCCGGCTCGAAGCTCGTAGCCATGACGAAGCTTTTCCATTGCTCCGCAGACTACCTGCTTGGACTTACGGAGAACAGGACGGTGGCCTAAATGGCCGAACAGCAGACGCCCACCAAGCAGCAGGCAGAAAAGCCCAAAACGCCGCGCGAGCTGGCATTCGACCACATGTGCGACGTGCTGGTCAAGGCGTACCGGGAAAGCGAGCAGAAAGGCGAGAAGCAGGCGTAATGAGGCAGTGGTCGACACATGAACTCATGTACCTCGAAGAGCACGCGGGCGAAGGCGCTAAGGCGATAGCCAAGGCGCTAGGACGTTCGGAAGACTCTGTTAAGTGGCAAGCGCAACGCTGCGGGCTCTCGCTCCGCAAGCGCAGCCAGTGTCCCAACTGCGGCAGATGGACGTTCCGCCCCCTGAACCGAATCAACGGCTGGTGCATCGAGTGCACGAAGGAACTTCACATGTCCGACCTAGCCGAGCAGGCCAACGCCATGCGAGAGGAGGCGATCAGGGAGAAGAGGAACAACCAGGAGCGACAGCGCTACTACAGCGCAAAGAGCCGCGCCAAGAAAAAGCAGAAATAGGCACACCAAAAGCCACACGTGCTATGACCAGCGGAAACATCAGAAAGGAGCACGAAATGCAAAGCAAAAAGAAAGCGAGCGCCCCCAGCTACCACACTCCGAGCGCCCGCACGTACCGCATCGAGAACGATGCTTCGACCATCATACCATTCGAACGCAAACCTCGCCCCACCGCCAAGGAGATGCAGGACGCCTCCCAGTTCAAGGCGGGCGTCATGGTCGGCTTCCTCGCCGCCACGCTCATCTTCCTCATCGTCCTGTGGGCGTGGATCATCCCCACGATGGACGGCGCGGTGGCAACGGCCCAGCAGGCATACGAGACTACGGCGGGTGTCGTCCATGCGTAATGACGAGCGCTACAGCCCCAAGCCACAGAGCAACCAGCTTGAGATATTCGGCCTCGGCTCCGCAGGCGAGCAGGACTTCCAAGAGGCCCGCAAGTGGATCGACGAGAACCCCGGTGCCTGGAACTTCATGGTCGAGAACGCCGTGAGGCTCAACCGCAAGGGCTACGTGTCGGTCAACTACCTGGTGAACATGGTGCGCAACGAGCTGCACGTGGCCTGCAAGAACGGCATCGCCCCGAGCCTGGCCCGCATCATGGAGGCCCGCTACCCGCAGCTGAAGGGCGCTTTCAACAAGCACCGCAGCCAGTCGGACGGTTTCAGCGAATGAGCTGGGTTCAAACGCTGGCGGCGACGGCGCGGGTCGTGGTTCCGGTTCGCGAGGTCGTGGGCAAGCAGCGCCCCCGCACCGATTACCGCAACCACCGCACCTACACCCCCACCAAGACCCTGAAGGCCGAGAAGGAGGTGCGCGACGCGTGGCGGGCCGAATACGGCGAGACCTTCGCCGGGCACGACGGCCCCGTGAGGATGCGCATATCCACCTACCGACCGCTCGCTAAGAGCAACCCCAAGTATTGGGAAGGGCGCTCCGACATGGGAAAGCCCGACTGGGACAACGTGGGCAAGCTCGTCTGCGACTCGCTCAACGGCCTTGCCTTCAAGGACGACCAGCAGGTGATCACCTGCACCGTGGACAAGCGCCCGAGGCCCTGCCACGGGACACAACCGTTTATCAGCATCTACATCGAGTACTTCGTCGAGGAGTACGTGAAGGAGAAGAAATGAAGCACTTCGAGAACAACGTGAACGACGGCATGAGCCGCACCGACAGCATCGAGACGCTTATCGACCTCACCAGCTGTATCACCGTGAACGCCCTCATGGTGGCGGGCGGCGAGGCCGAGGCCAACGAGAAGGACGCGGGCGCTTGGTGGGCCATGATCGCCCTGGCCGAGGCCGCGCTTGAAAGCTACCCCGAGGACGTGCGCGCCAAGGGCTACCAGGTCGTCAACGAGAACACCAACCGGGAGCTTGTGGAGCAGGCGCGCCGCAAAGAGGCCGAGCAGGCCGCCAAGCACGTCATGAGCATCATCTTCGGCGTGAAGAAGGAGGACTAGCCGTGGCACTGATCACGACGCAACCGGTAAGCGCACGCGCCCTGTTCAAGCAATCGACCATCAAGGGCGACGAGGCGGTCTTGCAGTTCACCGTCCGAATGGACAGCGAGAACGCCTTCCCCCTGATGAAGAAGACGGGCGGCTACGTGATCCTGACCGTGGAGAGCGAGCAGAAGACCATCGAGTTCGACGACGAGACCGGGGAGGTCTGGGATGAGTAACGAAGCCGAGAACGTTGTGGCCGAGGTCATCGAGGAGCAGGACGCATCGAGCCTGACCGTGGCCTACAAGCCGTCCGTCATCGAGGCGAACTTCGACGCGCTCGAAGCCCACGTGCGCAAGACCGTCGAGGCCTACGATGGCGCGACCTACGACCTCACCAAGAAGGAGAACATCGCAGAGGCCAAGCACGACCGTAGCTACCTCAACGGCCTCAAGAAGGAGATCGACGAGCGCCGCAAGGCCGTGAAGCGCGAGTACAGCAAGCCGCTCGACGCCTTCGAGAAGCGCTGCAAGCAGATCACAGCCATCATCGACGAAGCCGCCGACAACATCAAGGCGCAGCTCGACCAGGCCGAGGAAGAGCGCAAGGCCCGCGCCTACGCCAAGCTGCAGGAGCACTACGAGGAGTTCGCTGGGCTTCTGGCCCCCGTCGTGCCTTATGAGCGCTTCCACGAGCCGCAGTGGCTCAACAAGACCTTCGGCGAGATCAAGGCTTACGAGGCGCTTGAGGCGAAGGTCTCCAAGCTGGCGGGCGACTGGGAAACGCTCAAGTCGCAGTTCGAGGGCGAGCCTTTCTATGCCGAGGCCGAGCGCGAGCTGTTCGCGACCCTCGACCTGGGCGCAGCGCTCACAGCGGCCCGCAAGGCGGCAGAAGAGGCCGCGCGCATTGCCGAGCTGAAAGCCGCCATGGAACCTGAACCAGAGCCGGAGGCCGCGCCCGAACCCGCCGGCAACTGGTATCCGGGCGGAAGCCCCATGCAGGAGATCGGCGACGAGCCTATCGACCCCGCACCCATTGCCGCACCGGCGCCCGCGCCCGCACCAGTTGCCTCACCGGCGCCCGTGTCGAGTGGCCCCGCAACCCCCTGCGTGATGCTCATCGACTCCGCCACGACCGACCAGATGCAGGCCATCGGGCGCTTCTGCGGGAGCATCGGCGTGAGCGGCGTGTTCAAGCGCGGCACCCTGCAGCAGGTCTACGAGCGCACGATCCGTTAGGAGCATCGAATGGCAGACGACAAGCACATGACAATCGACCAGGCGGTGGCGCAGGTTCAGCGCTCCGTGGTCGTGCCGAAGGCGCGGTACAACGCGCACGGCAACTACTACTACCGCTCGATGGAGGACATCGTTGCCGCGCTCAAGGAGCCTTGCCGTGACGCGGGCGTGTTCTTCACCCTCAACGACTCCATCGAGCAGGTAGGCGACCGCTTCTACGTGAAGGCCACCTGCCTCGTGAAGTTCGAGGACGGCACGCCCGGCGAGATCGTCATTTGCGCCTACGCCCGCGAGCCGCTCGCCCAGAAGGGCATGAGCGAGACGCAGCTCACCGGCTCGGCGTCGAGCTACGCGCGCAAGTACGCGCTCTGCGGCATGTTCGACATCGACGGCACGAGCGACCCGGACTCCCTGAACGGCGTGGAAAAGCCCGAGAAGGAGCCGCCCGTGCAGGGGCCGTTCGACGCCAAGTGCAAGGCCTGCGGCACCGCCTACCGCTTCAACAGCCGCGAGCAGTACGAGCAGTTCATCCAGAACCCCGGTTGCTGCGCGACCCCGACGTGGACGGTCTTGTAGGCCATGCAAGACCTGTACGGAGAGCGCGAGCAGCTTTTCGACCAGCTCATGCAAGAGCTTGAGGCCCTGCGCAGGACTGGCCAGCAGTACGCCGAGAACGAGGCCGAGTACCGCAAGGCGCTGCGCATAGCCATCTTGGAGGAGCGTTCCAAGGGCACGCCGGTCACCGTGATAAGCGACCTGTGCCGGGGACGCCCCGACATAGCCGAGAAGAAGCAGCTGCGCGACTGCGCCGAAGCGCTCTACAAGGCATCGAGCGAGGCAATCATGGCAATCAAGTTGAGGATCAAGACCGTTGACGCCGACATCCAAAGGACGTGGACGAGCGGCGGCACCGGAGAAGGGAGCTTTTTGTGAGCATCAACCGAGTGAACATTACGGGCAACCTGACGCGAGACCCCGAGCTTCGCAGCACGGCGGGCGGCATGGCGGTTCTCGGTTTCGGCGTTGCGGTCAACGACCGCCGAAAGAACCAGCAGACGGGCCAGTGGGAGGATTACCCGAACTTCGTCGACTGCACGATGTTCGGCAACCGGGCCGAAGCCCTGAGCCGCATCCTGCGCAAGGGCATGAAGGTGGCTATCGAGGGCAAGCTGCGCTACAGCTCGTGGGAGGACAAGAACGGCGGCGGCAGGCGCTCGAAGCTCGAAGTCATCCCCGACGAGGTGGAGCTTCTGAGCCAGAACCCCAACGCCCAGCAGGGCCAGCCGCAGCAGTACGCGCCGCAGGGCTACCAGCCGCAGGCCTACGCGCCCCAGCAGGCACCGCAGCAGGCGTACCAGCCGCAGCAGCAGGCACCCCAGTGGAACGCCCAGCAGGCGTACCAGAACCCGCCCGCAGCCCCGCAGCCGCGCCAGCAGGCACCAGCGCCCGCGCCGCAGGCCTACGCGCCCCAGCAGGCACCGCAGGCCCCGCAGCAAGCGCCTCAGCAGCCCGTGCAGCAGTCGATGGACGTGTACGACGAGGACATCCCCTTTTAGGGGTGACGGCGGCGTGCAAGTCCTGGACTCGCTCATAGACGGGCCGCTGAGGCTTCGCAACCGCAGGGAGGGCGACGAGCTTATCGGCATGATCGTCCGCTACCTGCGCACGGGCGAGGAGCCAGAGCCGCGCACGGACACCCAGGAAGCCGTGCTGACGGCGATACGGCCCGTCATGGAAACCTCCCGCTCGCGCATCGTGGCGGGAGGCAACGGCGGCAAATCATCAAGCAGCGATGCAAGCAAGGCCGAAAGCAAACGGCCAAGCGAAACGGGAAGCAAACCCGCAAGCAAAAGCGGAAGCAAAACGCCAAGCAAATCATCAAGCAGCGATGCAAGCAAGGCCGAAAGCAAACGGTCAAGCGAAGAGGAAGAGGAAGTAGGAAGAGGAATTAAGGAAGAGGGAAAAGCGAGTGCGGCGCGTTTCCGCGCCCCCTCTCCCGAGGAAGTTGCCAAATACGCCAGAGCCTATGCGGCGTCGAAGGGCATCGACCTCGCCTCGACCGACTTCGACCCCGAGCGGTTCGTCGACTTCTACGCCCAGAAGGGCTGGATGGTCGGCAAGTCGCGGATGAAAGACTGGAAGGCCTCGGTGCGCAACTGGGTGCGTACCTCGAAGCCGAGGCATGAAACGAAACGTGAGGTGACCGGCGGTGACGACTTTTCCCAGTACGACTGAGTGCCCGCATTGCGGGGCCGTGCTCAACGCGCGGTACGCCCAGCTGGGCCTCAAGCGCTTGTTCTGCGGCTACGAGTCGTGCGGCTGCGAAGGGGCCGTCGCCGAGCGCGCTGCCATAGCGGCGCAAGAGCAGGCCGAGGCCGAGAAGGCCGTCGCCGAGAAGCGCAGGCGCTCGCTTGTGCGCTGCGGCGTGCCCGAGCGCTACCTGGGGCTTGACCACCCCATGGCCGACGAGCTTGCGCTTGCCATGGAGGGCGGCCAATGGCTCTACCTGTGGGGCGACGTCGGCACCCGCAAGACGACCTGCGCCGCAGCCGTGGCCATGCGCCTGCACGACCGGGGCAAGTCGCCGCTCATGGTGCCGATGTACCGCGTGCTCGACGAGATTCAGCGCAGCTTCCACGACGGCGGTGACCCCTTGAAGCGCTATGCCGAGGCGGGCTACCTGCTCATCGACGACCTGGGCAAGCGCAGGCCGACGGGCTTCGTGCTCGACAGCCTGTTCCAGCTCATCGACCAGCGCTACTCGGCGATGCGCCCCACGCTGGTCACCACGCAGTACAGGCCCAGCGACCTCGTGCGCAGGCTCGCCGAGCAGGGCGACGCCGACACGGCCAAGGCCATCGTGTCGCGGCTGCGCCACGGGGCAAGGGTGGTCGAGTTCGACGGCCCGGACGGGAGGCTCGCATGATCCTGCAGGCAAGCCAGCTGCGCGGCTGGCCGAAGGAGCGCGCCGAGCTTTACGGAAAGCCACACCTCGGGGCGCGCTACACGGGCAAGCGCAGCTACGAGCTTCTGCAAGACCGCTGCTGCGTCTGCGGCAGGCGCGCACAGAGCTGCCACCACGTGGCGCACCGAAGCTGGGGGCTTGAGTTCGAGCTTGTCACGCCGAACGGCACGTGGAGCCTGCGAAGCCCGCTGTTCGCCCTGTGCGGCAGCGGCACGACCGGGTGCCACAACCAGTTCCACGGCGGCGCGGGCCTCAAGGCCGAGTGGCGCTGGCGCTCCAAGGTGTACGAGGATGCCTGGTGGACGGGCCAACTTCTGGAAGTCTACGAGCCGCACCACCCGGGGCTGTACGAGTACGGCTATTGGGCGATAACCGACGAACACGGAAACGAAATGATCCGAGAAGGGAAATGACCATGGGAATCAAGACTTGCGAGCAGTACGTGCTCGCACAGCTGTTCGACCAGCAGGACGAGAACGACATGCTCAACCGCGAGCTGAAGTACCGCGGCGAGCGCATCGACGAGCTGACCGGGCAGATTGATGCCATCGAGGCGGCGCACGGCTCCGCGATGCAGCAGGCCATCCGCAAGGCCGGGCGCGATGCGCTCATGAGCCACTGCACGGGATACGCGTGCGAGGTGACCGACGGCGAGACGTTCGAGGACTGGTGCCTTGAGAATGTGCGCAAGTACTACCTGCCCGAGGGCGTCAGCGTGCTTGCGTTCATCAAGGAGTTCGAGCCTGAGCTTCGCGCGAAGTACGACAAGCAGGCTGCCGAGGCGCGCGAATGATACGCGTTTACGAGCGCTCGCTTTGCCAGAGCTACGCAAGCGCCTATCGCCAGGGAATCGTGGTAGCAAGCACCGGCACCGAGGAAGAGGCGCTTTCCATCGTCGAGGCCCTGACCGACGACAGCTACCAGTGCTTCGCACTGCTGGAAGACGGAACCGTGCTCGACCTGCGGGGCCGGTTCCCCGGTTGCGTGGAGTTGGGCTGTGAGGAGGAACGCGATGACAACCGAGATTGAGCCGCTGATTATGCCGTTCGACCCGCTTTGGGTCACCACCAGCAAGCGAGAGTACCGCGAGGCCGTGCGCAGGATGGGCGAAGAGCCGGGAGACGCCAAGGGCAAGGACGGCCTCACCAGCTGCATCCCGGGCAAGGGGTGCGTGATCTGGATCAGCCGCAAGGTGAAGGCCCCGGACCTGTACGCGCTCGCCGCCAACGAGGCGACGCATGCGGCGTGCGACATGCTTGCCAGCATCGGGGAGGACACGCCCGCCGCCGAGGAGCTGGCCTACATGGTGCAGTCCATCACGGCGGGAATCATCATCGCCTGCGAGGGCCGCAGCGATGGCTAACGCCAAGGTGTTGCGGAAAGCGCAACTGCTGCGCCTGATGGTTGACGAGTTGTGCGACAACATCGAGGCCCGAGAGGCTAGCGAGTCGTGCCTGCACACCTACGGAAGCCTCAGCTATGGCCTGGAAGACGGGCAGGGCAAGACCCAGATACAGAACGACATACGCAGGTGCAGGAGAACGCTCCTCGACCTGTGGAAACTGATAGGAAAGGAAATCTGATGACCGACGAGAAGAAAACCGAGACCGCCAAGGAAGCCGCAACCGTGAAGAAGGCCATGATCTCGCAGCCGATGGTCGGCAAGACAGACGAGGAGATCGTGGCCACGCGCGACCTCGCCGTGGCGAAGCTGCGCCAGATGGGCTACGAGGTCGTGAACACCCTATTCACCGACGAGTGGTACAGCGACGAGGCCATGAAGGAGCGCGACGTGGTCCAGGTGCCGCTCTGCTTCCTCGCGAAGTCGCTTGAGAACATGAGCCTTTGCCATGCGGCCTACTTCTGCAAGGGCTGGGAAGACGCCCGAGGCTGCAAGATCGAGCATGAAGCCGCCGAGGCTTACGGGTTGGAGGTCATCTATGAGCAGTAGCGAGTTGACCGCAGACGATGCAAGGCGCATGTCGTCACGCTTGGAAAACAAACACGTCGCGGAGTTCGAAAGGCTCATCAAAAAGGCTGCGGAAAACGGCGATCGTGGCGTGCTCCTCTGCTACACGGATTGCAACGCGGACAAACACGCTGCGTTGACGGTGCTTGAGCGCAGAGGTTTCTCAATTGTGCGGCGTAGAGAGAACGTCGGCGGCACCATGCAGTGCCCCGCCTACTACGCCGAGTGGTGAGCGGCATGGGTTTGAAGTACGTTTCGCTTTTCAGCGGGATAGAGGCCGCGACCGTCGCATGGGAACCGCTCGGCTGGGAGCCGCTGTGCTTCGCCGAGTTCGACGAGTTCCCGAGCGCCGTGCTCGCGGAGCGCTATCCAAACGTGCCGAACGTCGGCGATGTCACGAAGGTCAAGTGGAAGAAGTATCGCGGCAAGTGCGATCTGGTCGTTGGCGGAAGCCCGTGCCAGTCGTTCTCGATCGCGGGGAAGCGAGAGGGGTTGCAAGGTGAATCCGGCCTCATGTTTGAGTACATTCGCGCAGTACGCGAGATACGTCCTCGGTGGTTTCTTTGGGAAAACGTCCCCGGAGCGCTCTCAAGCGAAGGTGGGGAGGCTTTCAGACAGCTCTTGTCCGAAATGGACAAACTCGGGTACGGCCTGGCGTGGCGGGTACTTGATGCGCAGTTCTTCGGAGTGGCCCAAAGACGGCGCCGTCTCTTTCTTGTCGGACATCTTGGAGCCTGCCCCCCCGTCGGCGTACTTGTTGAGCCAGAAAGCCTGCGCGGGAGTTCTTCGACGGGCGCGGAAGAGAGGGCGCGCCTTGCCGCCGAAGCTGGAAGCGGCTCTCGAAGCGCAGGCTTCAAGTACCACCAGGGAAGCGGAGCCGGTGGAATAGGCTACGAGGAGGAGGTTTCGCCGACGTGCACGGCTGACTGGCATAACCCTGCGGTAGTCACCGACACAGGATGTCTTAACGGCTGGGATGTTCAAAGCAAGCGGATATTTTCCGAAGGCGGCGTGGCTCCTACTCTTCCCAGCGGGACGCGCGAAGGCATGAGTATCCAGCCGTCCGTTCTGCAGGAAGCACCTATTGCTATGGCCGACCTCAACGCCAACACGGCCATAGACGAGAACATGGTTGGAACCCTCAAAGTCGGCGGGGACGCGCCGACGGTGTGCATATGAGCGCCTGCACACTTGTAGTCCGCTGCGGCTGCGCAGGGGGGGGTGGCAAGGGAGCATTGGTGAGCGATGACGTGTCGCTCACCCTCTCCACCACCAACACGCAAACGCTTTTCGCCGGAGAAGGAGAAACCATGATCGTCAGAAGACTCACGCCTTTGGAGTGCGAACGGCTTCAAGGCTTCCCAGACAACCACACGCGGATACCGTACAGGGGCAAACCCGCCGACGAGTGCCCCGATGGCCCGCGATACAAGGCCATAGGCAATTCGATGGCCGTTCCGGTCATGCGCTGGATCGGCGAGAGGATCGCGATGGCAGACAAGGAAGAACCGAAATGACTAACCAGTACGTATTCAACTCCGACATACACGACGAGTGGAAGCCGCCTGCGCACCGCTGCAAGAACTGCGCCCACCACGAGCACGACGTTGTGCCCATCGTCCGTTTCGACGTGGACGGCAACGAGGTTGACGGTACGATCGGCACGCGCTGCTACTGCAATCACGACGGCAAGCACTTCGTCACGGGCGACAACAACCACTGCGACTGCTGGGAGGAGGCGCGATGAGCTACGACATACGCCTGTGCGACCCCGTGACGCACGAGGCGTTGCAAACCGACGTGCCTCACGACATGCGTGGCGGCACTTACGCCATGGGCGGCACTACCGAGCTTTGGCTGAACGTCACCTACAACTACGGCAAGCACTACTACCGCGTGCTCGGCGAGAAGGGCATCCGCACCATCTACGGCATGACGGGCGCGGAGTCCATCCCCGTGCTCGAAGCGGCAGCGGCCAAGCTGTCCGACGAGGTTTCGGACGACTACTGGGAGGCCACCGAGGGCAACGCCAAGCGCCCGCTGCTTCAGCTGGCGGCGATGGCCCGCATGCGCCCAGACGGCGTTTGGGACGGTGACTGACGATGGCGAGGGTGATCGCGACGCAGGAGGTGCCGGAAAACTGCTCGACATGCCTTTACGGGAAGTTCTACGGCTGCAGCCATGCCGACCGCCAGAAGGATTGGACGTACTACCGCTTTTGGCAAGGCCTGAAGCCCTGCCCGAGCTGGTGGCTTGACCAGAACCGGTTCGAGAGGGCGTGATGAAATGGTTGACCTCGAGCCGCCTAGCGGCTGGAACCTGCCGCCGGGATGCTTCGAGTCCGACCCACGCGCGCCGTGGAACCAGGAAGAGCCGAAGACCTGCGGGAACTGCTCGCACTGCCTGGAAGGCTGCTGCGATTTCGGGATATGCGGGCTTGAGTTCGAGGATGCGTTCGACGAGGCCGACCACGAGGTGAAGACCACACCGTGGAAGGCTGCGCTCTGGGCGCGCGATTGGATCGTTGAGCACTACAAGGATGAGCAGGAGGACGTGTGCGACCGATGGGATGGCTAGCGACCGCCGCCATGGCTTTGCTACTGGGAGTCCTGGCCATTGAGGCCTGGGCGATACGGATGCTGGCGGCGGGGCTGGTGCTGCTGGCCCTGCTCGCCTGCGGTTAGGGGGGCGCGTTGCGAAACGTGAACTGGGGCTGCCTGGCGTTCCTCGCCGTGGCCCTGATTATTGATGCTTTTGCCGTGTGGGCGGCTTCATCGCTCGCGCGCTGGATGATTGGAGTTTGATATGCAAGATTGCGTGATTATGGGCAGCGTCGCCACGTTCGACGGCGTTGCGCCCGACAAGGCCCAAGCCCTGAAGGTGCTTGAGGAGGCTTCCGAGGCGTACAACGCCTGGCAGGCGTGGTACGAGTGCCGCGACGCCGAGGCCAAGGACTGGTGCGGCCAGTCCCTCATGGAGGAGTGCGCCGACGTCGTGCAGGCTACCGCCAACCTGGTAAAAGCCTGCGGCTGCGACGACATGCGCCTGCACCTCATGGACTGCGAGGACAGAAACCGCAAACGCGGGCGCATAACCGGCTCGAAGCCTTATCCCGGTGCCTGCGGGCGCGAGGGCTTCAAGCGCTTCGTGTTCGTGCCCGTGCCTCGCCCCTATGGGGTGCTGGGCAAGCTCAAGGCCAAGATCGGGGGCTTGAAGTGAACCGCGTGCAGAAGGTCATAGCCGCCGTGGTGTATGCCGGTAGCCTCGTGGCTGTGTCGCTCGCAATGATTGGCATTTGCTCGTTGCTAGCTCGCTGGGTTGCCAGTATATGGGGGCTTGTGTAGCCCCTGAAGGCATGAAGAAGCCCCCTAGAATCGAATCTAGGGGGCTTTCTGCTGCCTGCTGCTATCTGCTCTGCCCTGTGGCCTTCTCGGCTGCTATAGCCTTCTCTAGGTCTCGTTTGGCCTCGCTGATGATCTGCAAAAGCTCGTGCCACTGCTTCGGCTCTCGGTCTTTCATGGCTTGCCTTTCTAGTTGTATGTGTCGCAGATGCTCGGGGTGCCGTCCCATAGGGTGAGCCGGTACCCGCATAATTCGAGTTCGGGGCTGTTCTTCGCCCTGCTGTAGTCCCTGACCTTGAGGCGCTTCCCGTTGTCGCTCGCCTTGCGGCCCATGATCGGGTCATAGGTGAAGCAGTTCGGCAAGGGCATGTACTTGCGCTCCCACCCGTAGGCGTCGGCCAAACCCTCGAAGGTGCTTTCTATGGGCCTGATCGTGGCTGTTTTCGCTGTGGCCTTGATGGCCTGGTAGAAACTGCCCTCGCATTCGAAAATGTCGCCTGCTTTTACCTGCATGGTGTGCCCCTTTCTAAAGATCGGGGCAAGGCCTGAAGCCCTGCCCCTATGTCGTTCTGCTATGCCGGGAGGAGGTTGCCCCTCGGGGCCTCCACGCGCCGGCTGCGCACCGCGGCGCGCCCCTGCTGCATGCCTCGGCTTATGCTGTCGTTGTTGGATGCCTTGAGGCCTCGCCTATGGGATCGCCCAAGCCCCAGGCCCTCGAAGTAGTCCTCAACCTCCTTGGGGCAAACGATCATCAGCTCGAAGCACTGCTTCTCAAGCTCGGCGCGCACCCCGGCGATGAAGCCGATAACGAAGTTCGAGTAGGCGTCGGGGTCGGTGTACGCGAAGTCCCGATACTCGTTTGCCAGCCTGTGGCAGGTTTCGAGCAGGTTCGCGTAAACGATCTCCGCCGCCTCGCTGTCGGCCTTGTAGCCGACGAACACGAACTCGTACTTGCGGGCCGTCACCCTGCGCTGGTACACCTTGCACCTGAAGTTGTCGGCGATGGTCTGCGCCAGGCTCGGCGCCCACGCCTTTGCCGTCCACCCGGTGGTGGTCTCGGTCACCCGCTTCACCTCGTCGGCAAGCTCCCATTCCTCCACGTCGTTGTCCGCGATGAGCTTCTGGGCCTTGAGGGCGAACTGGATGGCCTCGGCCTCGTTGCAGCCGTTCTCCACGCTGTGCTCGCGAAGCTTCTTGATCTTATCGATGATCTTTTCTCGTTCCATGGTCGAACCCTCCTTAATGGGAGGGGGCTAGGCCCCTCCCGGTAGTGGTCTGTTACTTTTCCCAGAGGTAGCCGAACGCCTCGGCCACCCTGGGAACCTCGGTAACCTTCTTGGGTGTGAAATTGGTCTCGCGCTCGAAGTAGTTCAGGCCGTATTTGCGGTTGATCTCCTCAAGCTCTGCCAGGTTGAAGTAGCCCATCTCGGGGACTGCCCCGAAGACGAACCCGAACATGTCGCCGGTCTCCTCGTCGTACTCGGTGGCGTAGAAGTCCCAGCCGTTGAAGCAGCTGAACCAGTGGCCGTAAACCACGGTCTCGGCCTTCTTGCCGTCTTGCGAGTAGAGCGGCGGGAGCTTCTTCTGAAGCTCTTTCGTGAGTAGCTTCTGCATGGTATGATCTCCTGTGTGTTGTTGTGGGAGGCCCCTTCTCGGGGCCTCCTGCTTGCTTTAGGCTGCTTGCTCTGCTGGTCTGATGGGGTTCGTTTCGCCGATGTTCCAATCAATGGCCTTGGCGTTCTGCCACTTGCCCTGATCGTCCATGTAGTAAAAGCCATGCTTGCCGAAGTACTTTCGAACCTTCAAGGCCCCGGACTCGATGCCATCGGCTATGACCTGCTTTCGAAGGTCTTTCACCATGTAAATAATGGCTTCTTCGTCGCTGTTGGCCTTGAATGCCTCGGTTACCTGTGCAAGGTAGTTATCGCAAGCCCTCATGATCTCCACTTGCTCGTAATCGGCTCGGGGGATCTCGTTAATTGGCCTGTGCTTCGTGGCCTCTACTGTGTACCTGCCAAGCTCTGGAAAAGCCATGTACTCGTTTACAAGCTTCAAGGCTGTTGCAAGCTCTAGGCCATCCTTTCGGCCCTGGGGGCCTTTTCTGAAGTAGCCTCGTGCTCGCATACCCTCAACTATGGCTAGGATCGTGTGGTTGCTCACCAGCTGACCACTTACCACCAGATCTAAACTCTGCTGCTCTGCCATCTCTGTAGCCTCCTTATTCGGTTCTAAAGCTGCTTGCTAGCTCTGTGGGCTTTGTGGCCCTCATTGCTGACAACTGAATTATTGCACAATAATTAGTGTGCTATAGGCACAATGCACAATAGCTATTGTTCTACACAATACATGCACAATTGCTATTGTTGTATCCCTATTGCTATTGCTGTATCATCAGGGGATCAGATCAAGGCATGAAGGGAGGTTGCATGACACCGACTGAGGCGCTTAAAGAAATGCTCGACCGTTCCGGCATGAGCATGTACGCGCTTTCAAAGGCCATGGGCAAGAGCAGGAACTACGTTCAGAATACGATCAAACAAGGTTCCGACCTAGGCGCGGGAAACCTCGCGCTCATGGCTTCTCACATGGGCTTTAAGCTGACGTTGAACGGAATGGGCGAACCCATCGAGATAACGGAGAGGAGCGAAGATGCCGACGATAATCAAGGGCCAGCCGACTAGCGCCGAGATTCGCAAGCGGCTCAAGGCGGAAGGACGCCCCGTGGTGCTTTCCTGCTCGCTGGGCAAGGACTCGCTGGCCGCCTGGGTGGCGCTTGAGGACGAGGGTATAGAGGTCGTGCCGATCTACTACTGGTCTATCCCGGGCCTTCCGATGGTCGAGCAGAACGTGCGAACCATCGAGAAGGTGTTCGGCGTGAAGATACACCAGTACCCGCACCCCAGATGGTCGAGGACGCTCAACAACTGCGTGTTCCAAAGCCCGGCGCACTGCGACGTGATCGAGGCCGCGAACATGCCGGTCTACAGCTACGACGACATGCGCCCCTACATCCTCGAAGACCTCGGCCTGCCCGATGACACGTGGTTCTGCGACGGCGTGCGCGCCTGCGACAACCCGTACCGTCGAGCCAGCCTCACCAAGCACGGCCTCATGAAGCAGACCACGCACAAGGCCTCGGTGGTTGCGGACTGGACGAAGGCAGAGGTCATGGATGCGATCGCCCGCAGGGGCATCGGCCTGCCTCCGGACTACGAGCTGTTCGGGCGCAGCTTCGACGGCCTGGACATGCGCTTCATGAAGCCCCTGCGCGAGAAGCGCCCCGGCGATTTCGCCGTGGTCAAGAAGTGGTACCCGTTCATCGAGGCAGACGAGAAGAGGTGGGAGCACTATGGGCTTTAAGTTTGAGAAGCCGCAGAAGGCGCGTAAAGAGGCTAAGGCGGCCGAGGAAGCGCAGCTGACCGACCACCAGAAAAGCTACCGAGACCGCGAGAAGCGCGAGGAGAAGCGCTTTCAGATGGCCGTCGATTCCGGCTTCTGGATCTGCTTCTGCTTCCATGACGCCGAGGAGCGCGGGCGCTTCGCCGATCTGGTCAAGGCCGATGCCGAGGGCTGGACGTTCGGCGACGTAATCCGCCCCGTGTTCGAGGAGCGCATAGGCCTTCAGAACAAGCGGCAGTTCAAGCCGAAGGAGCAGAAGGGCACGCCGATGCCGAACCCGCTCGATTCGGTCGAGACCACCGACAGCCTCGAAGGCGACAGCTTCGCCGAGGCCGATGCCATACTCAAGGCGTTCGAGTCGCTTGAGGTTAAGCCCTACTACGACAACGTTTGGAGCAGCGCCTACTACGTCGTGTGCGTGTTCCGCGACTCCGACGACCTCGAAAGCTTCATCAGGGAGTATGCCCTGGCGAAGTACGGCGACCTGTACATGGACGGGTCGAAGATCCTTGAGGCCCTTGGGGCCTAAGGCCAATCTCACGCGCATAGGAAAATCAAGGCGTCTTCGTGACGCCTTTTTTGTTCCCGAAAACGAGAGGAGGCAGGCATGTTCGGTCGTATTCGCCGCGCAGCGGGAAACATCGCCAACCGAGTGCGCTCCGCGTTCAATCGCGGTCGCGGCAGCTCTTCCGGCCGCTCCTCCTACTAAGGGGGAACCCAGGGCCAGCGCGATCATAAGGCGCTGGCCCTTTCCATCGTCAAAGCAAAACAGAGAGGAGTGAACGCATGGCAGCCAAGCGAGAGAAGCCCACACTTCCCACCGACACAGACTGGCCCGCCGAGACCGTCACATGGTTCAACGCGTGGCGCGACGACCGTTGCAGCGACCGCTGGGACGAGCGCCAGTGGCAGTACGTCATGGACACCGCCATCGTCCACGCCCTCGTGTACGGCTCCAACGACTTCGGCGCGCTCGCCGAGCTTGACAAGCGCCTGCGCTTCATGGGCCTCACGTTCGAGGACTAGCCATGAACGACCAGAACCTCATCAAGCCGAAGCGCGACCAGACGCCCGAGCAGCGCCGGGCCGCTGCCTCGAAGGCCGGCAAGGCCGCCGCCAAGAAGCGCCGCGAGAAGAAGCAGCTGCAGGAGATCGCCAAGACCGTGCTGCACATGCCGTTCGAGGGCACCGACGCCGAGCTGGACGAGCTGGAGGGGATGTCCTTCGAGGACTACCCCGACCGCAAGCTCACGGTCTCCGAGATAAGCGTGCTCAAGGTCGCCAGGAAGGCCATGAAGGGCGACATAGCCGCGCTTCAGTTCCTTCGCGACACCGCAGGCGAGAAGCCCGTCGAGAAGGTCGAGGTGGCAGCGGACGTGTCGCACGCCGCCGAGGAGATCGGCAAGCTGATAGAGGCGAAGCGCCATGCCGACAAGGGCTGACCTCATCGACCTGGTGTACGACTGCCCCGCCGACATCGCCGTGAAGCTGGGATACGACAAGCTCACCGACCTTCACAACAAGTGGATCAAAGACATGGTGTTCGGCACCGAGGACGAGACCATCCAGGCGCACCGAGGCTCCTTCAAGACCACGTGCCTGCACATCTCGTTCGCCTTCATCCTCGTGCTGTTCCCCGGCGAGCGCGTCATATTCCTGCGCAAGACCGACGACGACGTGGCGGAGGTCATGACGGCCACGGCCAACGTGCTTCAATCCGAGTGGTTCCAGGCCCTCGGGCGCATGCTCTACGGCACCGACCTCGTGATAACCAAGGCCACGCAGTCCTCGGTGTCGACGAACCTCAAGCAGGGCGTGTCGGGCGCTCCACAGCTGCTGGGGCTTGGCTGCGGCGGCTCGCTCACGGGCAAGCACGCCGACAAGGTTTTCACCGACGACATCGTGAACGTGAAGGACAGGGTGTCGGCAGCCGAGCGCGAGCGTATCAAGCTGCTGTACATGGAGCTTCAGAACATCCGCAACCGAGGCGGGCGCATCTTCAACACGGGCACGCCCTGGCACAAGGACGACGCCTTCCAGCTGATGCCCAACATCCGCCGGTGGAGCTGCTTCGAGACGGGCCTCATGAGCCGGGAGGACATAGAGCGCGTGAGGGCCAGCATGTCGCCGTCCCTGTTCGCGGCCAACTACGAGCTGAAGCACATCGCCGACGAGGACGCCATGTTCACCAACGCGCAGTTCTTCAAGGAGCCGCAGCTGTTGGCAGACGGCATAGGACACATAGACGCGAGCTACGGCGGCGCAGACTACACGGCGTTCACCTGCGTCAGGGAGAGGGGCGGCACCTGGTACGCGCACATCCGCATGTGGCACAGGCACGTGGACGACTGCCTCGACGAGATCCTGAAGGAGTGCAAGGCCCTGCGCATAGGCACCGTCTTCTGCGAGTCGAACGCCGACAAGGGCTACCTGCGCAAGTCCATCATCCGCAGGGGGCACCCGTGCTGCTCCTACCAGGAGGCGGAGAACAAGTACATCAAGATAAGCACGCACCTGCGCAGCCAGTGGGCCAACGTGAGGTTCCTCGACTGCGACCAGTACCCGCTCGACGCGGACGCATTGAACCAGGTGCTCGACTACAGCGAGAACGCAGCGCACGACGACATGCCGGATTCGCTCGCGAGCGCGATAAGGCAGTGGCAGAGCAAGCCGGGCGTGAAGTTCTTCAAGGGAGGCATATAAGTGGCGCACGAGTTCCATTCCTTCTACTACGACCAGATGCAGCGCGAGCCTGAGACCGAGGACTTCCGCGTGCCCGCCGGCACCGAGATGACGCCCGAGCTGCTTCAGAGGCTCATCGACGAGTTCGAGCAGGCCCACAAGCCGCGCTACGAGTACCTGGACGCGGCCTACAGGGGCCATTACGCCATCTTCGACCGCGCCTGGCGCAGGAAGCCCGACTACAAGCCCGACAACCGCATGGCGGCGGACTTCGCATACACCATCACGCAGACCTTCGAGGGCTACTTCATCGGCGTGCCCATGACGCTTTCCGTGCGAAACGCCGAGGGGATGCCCGATTCGCGGAAAAGCTCCGTGGAGGCGTTCATCGCCGAGTTCACGGCGAGAAACCTTCAGGAGGACGTGGACGCAGAGCTTTCGAAGATGGCCTCAAAGTTCGGCCATGCCTACGAGATGCTTTACCAAGACGAGGACGGCATGCCGCGCTCAATCGCGGTTGCGCCGCTGACCGCCTTCATGGTGTACGACGACTCCGTGCTGAAGCGCCCGCTGTTCTTCGTGCGCTGGTTCTACGGCGACGACGGGGCCATCAAGGGCAGTTGGTCGGATGCCGCGCAGGTGGTCGATTTCGCCCGCACAAACGATGGCTTCGCCTTCGGCGAGCCTAGCGCGCATGCGTTCGGAAGCGTGCCCGCCGTCGATTTCCGCCAGAACACCGAGGGGCGCGGCCTTTACGAGGGCGTGCTGTCGCTCATCGAGCAGTACAACGCCGTGCTGTCCGAGAAGGCCAACGACGTCGAGTACTTCAGCGACTGCTACATGGTGGTCAAGGGCAAGGAGCTTGACGAGTCCGAGATAGAGAACATCCGCGAGAACAAGATCATCAACCTGTTCGGCGAATCGACCGAGGGCCTCGACGTGATGTTCCTCGTGAAGCCGAACGCCGACGGCGTGCAGGAAAACCTCATCAACCGCCTGGAAACGCTCATCTACAAGACCGCCATGGTGCCCGACATCACCGACGACAACTTCGCCACGGCCTCCGGCATAGCGCTCAAGATGCGCATGATGCCCATGAGCAACCTGGCGCGAAACAAGGAGCTGAAGTTCAGGCGCGGCGTGCAGGAGCGCATGCGCCTTCTGGCCGCCTACCCCAACGCCGATTTCGCGGACGACGACTGGCAGGCCGTGGAAGTGACCATGCACCGCAACATGCCCGACGACCTGCAATCCGAGGCAAGCGTGGCCGGGCAGCTCTCTGGCATCGTGTCCGAGGAGACCCAGCTTTCCGTGCTCTCGTGCGTGAGCGACCCGAAGGCAGAGATGCAGCGCAAGCGCGACGAGCAGGAAGAGAAGGCCGACGCCATAAGCGGCGGCATGCCCACCAATAGGACGGCTCAGGCCGATGACACCGAAGAGGAAGGAACCAACGATGAAGGTAGCGATCTATAGCCGAGGCAAGCGCCTTGCCATCCGCGAGCAGCCGAGCGCAGAGGCGCCAATTATCGGAACGATGGGCAGCGGTTGCGCCGCGCACGTCGAGGATGCCGCACCCGGCTGGCTTGAGCTGACCATGGGCGGCTACATCCGCGAAGACCTCGTGACGGTCGGCTCCCTGGTGGATACGACAACGTACGCAATCAAGGAGCAGCCGAGCGGTGCACCGCAGCCCGAGGAGGAACAGCAGCAGGAAGCGCCTGCGCAAGAGGCCGAACCCGAGCCTGCCGAAGAGCAGCCCGAGGCGGGCGACAACGCCGGCCTGATGGCCATGAAGATCAACGAGCTGCGCGAGCTTGCCAAGGGAAGCGGCGTGGCCCTTCCGAAGAACGCCACCAAGGCGCAGATCATCGAGCTTCTTATGGGCAGCGATGAGTAAGCCTAGCGACGAGTACTGGCGCGAGCGTCGAGACGAGTTCCTTGCGCAGCTTGAGAAGGACGAGGCTGCCTTGCGCAAGCGCCTTGAGAAGGTGTACGCCAGCGAGGCGGCCAAGCTCGACCGCCTCATAGCCGCCTACTACGCCCAGTACGGCGAGGGCAAGGTGATCGAGTACCGCCGCCTGCTGCAATCCATCAGCGCGGAAGACCGCACCCTGCTCATGGAGCGCATGGACGACTTTGCCAAGAAGTACCCGCAGTACGCCGACCTCATGCCCGTCCGCGAGTCCATCTACCGGCTGAACGAGCTTGAGGCCATCCAGCTTCAGATACGCATCCAGCAGTACGAGATAGGGGCCATCGAGCAGGCAGAGCTTCAGCGCCACTTCTCCGAGCAGGCGCGCCGCGCGGCCAACATGGCCGCCGAGGAGCTGGGCTTCGGCAAGGACTTCTACCGCTACGACTCCGAGGTGGTCAAGGCCACCGTGGGGGCGGCATGGGCCGCCGGTGAAGACTTCTCGGCGCGCATCTGGGCAAACCGCGAGAAGCTGGCGAGCTACCTCAACGACGACTTCTCGAAGCTCATAGCGCGCGGCGTCTCCTATGACGAGATCTCGCGCGAGCTTCGGGCGAGGCTGAACCACAGCGGCACCCGAACGGCTATGCGTCTCGTGTACACCGAGGGCACGTACCTCTTCAACGAGGCGCAGGCCCGCGTTCACGAGTCCGAGTTCGAAAGCTACGCCATAAGCTGCATACACGACGGCAAGGCCTGCGAGGTGTGCCGCGAGCTTGAGGCCTACCAGAAGCAGCACCCCGCCAAGTTGTCCGAGCGCATGCCAGGCACGAACTTCCCGCCCATGCACCCGTGGTGCCGCTGCTCATACACCCTTGAGGTGGCCGATTGGGATAAGTGGATAGATGAGTATGTGCAGAAGCGCGGAGGCGATTCGGGCACCCAAGCCACGCGCTTGCGCTCCGACGCCATGGTGCGAGAGCCTGGAACCACGTCGTTCCTGCAATCGCTTCAGCGCGTAGGCTCGACGCTCGCGGGGCTTGATTTCAGGCTCAAGGGCCAGCAGTCGCTCGCGCGCAAGATTCGCACCGACTCGCACGACAAGACCATGAGCGAGCAGGAAGCGGCCGACTCCATCCACGACGTGCTGCGGTACACCTACCAGCTTCAAACGGCCAGCTTCGCCGACGAGTTCGCCCGCATCCGCGCCGAGCTTGAGAAGGCTGGCTATACTCTGGTCAAGGTCAAGAACACGCTGCAGAGCACGGGCGTGACCTATCGTGGCGTCAACTGCCAGTTCGAGACGCCCGACGGCTTCAAGTTCGAGCTTCAGTTCCACACGCCCGAGTCGCTTGCCCTGAAGGAGAACGAACTTCACAAGCTCTACGAGGAGCAGCGGCTTCCCGAGACCGACCCGAAACGGCGCGCCGAGCTTGTGCGCCGCATGATAGAGCTGTCCGACGGGCTTTCAACCCCGCCCAACATCGAGGAGGTGCGCAAATGATTTACTACACCGACGATTCCGTGAAGCGCGTGTCTCGCATCGACCTTGAGGCAGGAACCGCAGAGACCTACAACTTCACGCTCGGGAGATGGCGCGACGACAACGACCTGTGGGCCGTGCTGGTAGGCGAGCTTTGGCTTGACGAGATAAGCCAAGAGCAGGCCGAGGCTATCATCCGCAAGCGCAACAAGGAACTCCACCGCTAAAACCGAACACCCTTCTCACCTCCACGGTAGAACGAAGCCCCCGACATGGGGGCTTTTCTTTTGCCGATTGGAGGAGACGTGATCAGGGCCGAGTACATCACACGCCGGGGCTGCCCCGCGTGCGAAGCCTACAGGAAGGCGGTCATAGAGCCGCTTGCAGCCGAATACCCAGACCAGGTGCGCGAGCACTGGGCATGGGACGGCCTCATGGAGCGGCTGAACAACTCCGAGCGCATAACGCGCATCCCCATGGTGGCGATAACCGACGAAGGCGCGGAGGTCATGCGCCTTGCCGATCTGCCGACGCTAGAACGCCTTGAAGACATCCTAGACCCCTCGTAGCGGGCGAATCTCACGCACGCGGGACACTGGCTTGGTCAAAGACCGACCGAGCGTTGAAGTCGTTAAAAGCCACGGCATCGGGCAGGCGTGGAACCCGCTAAAAGCTACGGCGAAACGTGCAGGCATGAGCCACGAGAAACCTTATGGAGGGTGCGAAACATGGCGAAAGACGGAAACCGACAGAAGTTCGCTGGCGTAGCGGGCGGAAACCTCACGCCGCCGCAGGGCGGAAGTGCCGACCCCGCAAGCGATGGTACAGAAGGCAATGAGGGCACCGACCCAGACCCCGAGCCTAGCGGCAACGAGGGCAACGGCACCGACCCCAAGCCCTCGGGCAAGACGTACACCGACGACGAGGTGGACGCCATCGTGCAGCAGAAGCTCGCGCGCGAGGGCAAGAAGCTCGAAAAGCGCATCCGCGAGGAGCTTGCGCAGCAGGCCGACGACAAGCGCTCCGAGGCCGAGAAGCTGGCGGGCATGAACGACCTGCAGCGCGCGCAGTACGAGCTGAAGAAGGCCCAGGGCGAGAAGGCCGAGCTTGAGCGTCGCATCAACCTCGCCGAGCAGATGGGCGTCGCGCGCTCCGAGCTGAAGGCTGCAGGCATCGACCTCGGCGACGAGCTGCTGTCCATGTTCGTTACGGAGAAGGCCGACGACACCAACGCCGCCATCTCCAAGATCAAGGAGCTGTTCCCCAAGGCGGTAAACGCCGCCGTGCAGGAGGCGCTGAAGCGCCAGCCCCCGAAGGACGGTGCGGGCGCCAAGCCCAGCCAGTCCTTCGCATCGAAGTTCGCATCCGATTACAGCAACCGAATGAACGGAGGAAAGAAAGATGGCGCTCAATAAGGCGTTCACCTACGGCGAGTCCCAAAGCATCCTCGATTCCGAGGTGGGCATCGTCGCGAAGACCCGCACCGCCACGCAGACCATGGCCAAGGAGGTCGATGGCCGCAAGCTCATCAAGGCGGGCGCACTCTTCACGGGCACGTCCGAGTTCGGCGTGTTCCTTGAGGACTACGACATGACCGACACCGACAAGTGCCCGGCTGCGGTCATCTTCCAGGGCCGACTCAAGGCCGACAAGGTATCCACCGAGGCCAAGGCGAAGAAGGCGGACCTCGCCGCCGCAGGCCTCTACCTGGTTTAACGAAAGGAGCAGCGCAACATGCGTCTCATCTCTGAACTCATCACCGAGCGCGACATGCTCGACTTCTCGCAGGGCTTCAACGTCCAGCGCAGCTACACAGGCTCCCGCCTGTTCCCCGACCGCAAGACGCAGTACATCGAGGCCGAGTACACGCGCCTGGCCGAGAACGGCAACCTGCCCACCGTTGCCATGATCCACGGCTTCGACACCGAGGCACACATCGGTTCCCGCGTGCCGTTCGAGCGCGTCACCACCGAGTCTCTGCTCATCAAGGAGAAGATCAACCTCTCCGAGCGCCTGCGCCGCATCACTCGCGGCCTCGACATGCAGATGGACTCCGTGCGCCGCTACGTCTTCGATGACGTCGCTCGCACCGCCGAGTCTGTCGTCACGCGCGCCGAGAAGGCCAAAATTGAGGCCCTGACCACGGGCAAGATGATCATCGCCGAGAACAACGTGTCCATGGAAATCAACTTCGGCGTGCCCGAAGACCAGAAGGTCACGGCCAAGTGGGCGGTTGCCGAAGCCGACATCCTGGGAGACATCGACGGCTGGGTGACCATCGCGCAGGGCAAGGGCCAGACCCCGACCGTGGCCGTCACCTCCAAGAAGGTGTTCTCCCTTATCCAGCGCAACGCCGCCGTGCAGAAGGCCATCTTCGGCGTCAACGGCGCGGGCATCCTGCCCAGCCTGGCGCAGGTGAACAACCTGCTCGCGCAGCAGTTCAACGGCCTCACGCTGACCGTTGACGAGGAGCGCTACGGCATCATCGGGGCCGAGGGCGGCAGCGTGTCCCAGGGCCGCTTCTTCCCCGAGGACAAGTTCGTCATGTGCTCCGTGGGCTACGACGGCTCCGTGGGCACGGGCCTTTGGGGCGTCACCCCCGAGGAGCTTGAGCAGGGCGGCGCTTTCGACGAGAAGCGCCAGATGCAGTTCGTCACCTGCACCCGCTGGGACACCCCCGACCCCGTGGCCACGTGGACGAAGGCCTCCGGCGTGTTCATCCCCGTGCTGCCCAATGTCTACGGCCACATCATCGCGACCATCGACACGACATCCACGCAGGCCCTTGAGGCCTCCGACCACGTGGAGGGCTAGCCCATGGCCGCGCTCGTAGACCGCGTTAAGGCGCGATACCTCCCAGACGAGGCCATGCCCGACGACCCCGCCATCGAGGAGATGATCCAGACGGTCACCGACCGTTTGCTCATCCGCCTCAAGGTCGAGCGGCTTCCGCGCCTGGCCGAGTCAATCGCCGTCGATGCGGCGGTGAAGGCCCTGCGCCTGCGCGGCTACGAGGGCAGCACCTCCGAGTCGGCGTCCGACGGCGGCAGCATGTCGAACTCGTTCATCGACGACGTGCTGTCCGCCTATTCGAGCGACATCGAGGCCCTGCGCGACGCGTGCCGCCCCAAGGGCATCAAGTTCATGGGGGCGCGCCGATGAAGTGGTACAGGGCCAGGGCGTTCAGGCGCGAGCAGACGGGCACCGACGAGCTGCACAACCCCGTCTGCTCGACCGTCGAGGCGTTCGACTTCTTCGTGCGCTTCGGCCCGAGCCACAAGGCTCGCAGCGCCGAGACGGGAAACGCCTTCGACAGCGTTTCCCGCGCCCTGCTCACCAAGCGCCCGGCAAGCGACTTCGCCGACGTCTGCGGCGTCGAGGTCAAAAGGGCTTCTTACGAGGTCGAGAACGTCATGGCCGACGGCGACGCAACCGTCGTGAGCGTCAAGAGGTGCAAGCCATGGGCCTCGTGATACGCGACGTGAACGGTCTTGCCGGAAAGCTCAACCGCCTTTCGCACGTAAGGTTCGAGGCCGTGATCATGAAGAACATGGCCCAAATCTACAACCGTGGCAAAGCGGACGGCGGAACGCCCGTATCTACCGAGAAGACCAGGCCTGGTGGGCCACACGGCGAGCTGCGCATGTCGTTGGGGCAGTCCGGCGACACCGTCGGATACGCGAAGGACTACGCGCCTCACGTCGAGTACGGCCACCGCACGGTGAACGGCGGATACGTGGAGGGGCAGCGATTCCTGCAGCGCAACGTCAAGGCGCAAGAGCCGATATTCAGACAAGACCTAATCGACCAACTACGGAAGCTCTAGGGAGGGCGCGATGGTCCAACGATTAAGCCTCGCGGTGTTCCTCGGATGCCTCATCGAGGCCATCGAGGCGGGCACCGGCACCGCGTGCTACGACAGCCCCGAGAACCGCAAGTCGCCGCTTTATAGCGTAGAGCTGCAATCTACGCAGCCCGAGAACACCAAGACCATGTACATCGACGCCATCACCGTATGGGTGCACTGCATCAGCGAGCCCGTGCGCCCATACAGCAACGCGAAGGTGCTCGGCATGGTTCAGCGGCTTGAGCAGGCGCTTATGGAGGGCTTCGAGCTTCCCGCGCCGTTCAGCCTCTACCGCACGACCTGCAACGGCGTGCAGACCGTCAAGAAAGACGAGACCGACGAGGGCCACGCCATCGCGGAGTTCACGTTCCGCGTCTGCTACGGCCTCCGCGTCAAGAACTAGAAAGGAACCGAGATGTCTACTGCTCAGCAGGACACCAACCTCATCGGCTGCGACTTCGACGCAGCAACCGCCAAGGCCCTCAGCGGCAACGACATCGTTGCCCTCGTTACCGACAAGACCGGCACCGAGCTGCTCGCCGTGAGCGGCCAGCAGGGACTCAAATTCAACATGAGCCAGGACAACACGGAGGCCGCGACCAAGGACGACGCCATCGGCGGCTGGACGCTCAAGTTCGCCAGCTCCAAGAGCTGGGACGCATCCATCGACGGCCTGTACTCGCCCGACGACTCCGCCACGAAGACCGTCGCCAAGGCGCTTGCCGAGGGCGAGTACCTGTGCCTGAAGGTCTGCAAGCGCATCCGCACGAGCGCGAACACCAAGTACGTTCCGCTGCGCATGGGCCTCGCGCTCGTGTCCTCCGACAGCTTCGAGGCGCCGAACGACGACAACGCCACCTACTCCATGGAGTTCCAGGGCACGGGCAAGCCGTGGCTCTACGAGACCGCATCCGAGGAGCAGATCACCGCAGCCACCATCACCGTTTCCAACAGCTAAGGAGCCTGACCAATGACAGAAGACACCGAACTCGACGCATTCCTTGAGGATTCCGCCGCAGATGCCGCAGAAACCGAAGACATCGTGAACGAGCTTGAACAAGACCCCGAGAGCATGGAGCCGCAGACCTTCACCGTGCGCGGCCACGTCTGCGAGATCCGATTCTCGCGCAAGCGCATCGACCTCTACGAGGAGCGCCACACGCCCATCATCGCCTCGTTCTACAAGAACGACGGCATGTTCACCTTCAAGGAGCTTGCGGCCATCGCGGGCTACGGCCTGAAGGTGCAGGGCGGCGGCTACTTCCTGCCGCAGAAGGCCGAGGAGATCGTGAACAAGCTCATCGACACGAACGGCTACCCCGTCGTGTTCCAGGCCGTGATGATGGCGCTTCAGCGCGACTGCGCTTTTTTATTCAAGGGCGCAGGGAACTAGCCCTAACGCGCCTCACCGGCTTCGACTACTTCACCGCCAAGCCGAAAAGCGGCGAAGCCGCGCAAGACGCCGCCCTGTTCCGCAGGGAGGCCGACTTCGCGTTCTTCGCCGCCAGGCTCGGTTGGGACTACGAGCAGTACGCGCAGCACACGCCCGTGCAGCTCGCGTTCGTGCGCAAAGAGCTTGAGACCGTGACCGTCGACCAATCGAACCTCTTCAAGGACGCCGTACAGGTAGCGGTTGCCAACTGCCTGTCCAAGAAGCGCCACAAGCTCTGGAAAAAGCGCAACGGCTCCTTCCGCGAGGACTCCTTCACCTACGAGGAGATCGACGCGCTGAAGGAGCAGCACCGAAAGAACCCGCCATGGACGCCTTGGGGAGGAGGCAAGCTGAATGGCTGATTACGTTCTCTCCGCCAAGGGAACCTACGACGGCTCGAACTTCGACTCGGGCGTCGATGGCTCCGCATCGAAGCTCAAGGGCCTCACCGAGACGGCCAAGGGCGTCGGCTCGCAGGTGGCGGGATACTTCGCGAACAGCTTCGGCAGCGTTGCGAAGTCAATTGGCAACGCCATCGGAACGGTTACCGCAGGCGTTACCACGCTCGCCGCCACCGGCGGCATGAGCCGCGCCTTGAACATCGAGAAGGCCCAGACGATGTTCAAGGGCATGAAGCTCGAATGGAGCGACTTCTACAGCACAATCCAGCAATCAGTTGACGGAACGGCGTTCGGCTTCGACACCGCCGCGCAGGCGTGCGCCCAGCTCGCCGCATCTGGTGTCGCCGCCGGCAACGACATGGAAAAGGCTCTGAACGGCTGCGTGGGCACAGCCGCCACGTTCGGCCAGGACTTGGGCGACCTCTCCTCGATTTGGGCCAAGGTGGCCGCGAACGGCAAGCTCTCCGGCGAGCAGGTCGCGCAGTTCACCGACCGAGGCATCAACGCGATTTCCACGCTGTCGACCTACTTGGGCAAGTCCTCCGACGAGGTTTCCAAGATGGTCACGGCTGGCAAGATCGACTTCCAAACCTTCTCCGACGCCATGTATTCCGCGTTCGGCGATTCGGCAAAGGCGGCGAACGAGACCTTCACCGGCTCCATGGCTAACATGAAGGCCGCGCTCTCGAAAATCGGCCAGGATTGGATGACTCCGCTCAAGGACTCCGCCATCCCTGTGTTCAACTCCATACGAGGCGTACTGAACTCGTGCCGTGCGGCGCTGAAGCCGCTCACCGTGGCCTTCGGCGAGTTCCTGGGCGTCACCTACGACGCGCAGGGCAACCTGACGCGCACCGGCGGCGCGGTCGAGAAGGTGTGCGGGTTCCTCGATAGCCTGGCCGAAAAGATCCAGGGCGTAGACCTCTCGCAGCTCAGTACGGGCGGAAAGGTGGCCGCCGCCGCTTTGGCCGGCCTAGCCGCCGTGTCGCTTGGCGGCCTCATCGGGCAGATTCCCGTGCTCGGCGCGCTTGCCAACTCGCTTACGGGCGGCATCGTTCCGGCTCTGAAGGGCGTTGCCACTGGGTTTCTGGCGCTTTCCGCGCCTGCTGCGGTCGCTGTCGCGGCAATCACCGCCTTCGCGGCAATCTTCGCCTACAGCATGGCAACCAACGAGGCGTTCCGCAACTCCATGGTCGCCATCGCTTCGAGCATCGCGTCATCGCTCGCCCCGGCGTTCCAGAGCCTCACGGCTTTGGCCGAACCCCTTCAGGGGCTTTTCGCCGCCGCCGTGATCGTCGTGAACAGCTTCTCGCTCGCCATCGGCGGGCTGGTTGCGGCAATCGCGCCGGTCATCGCCTCGATCGTATCGGGCCTCGTTCCCGTAATCGGAACGATCATCGACGCGGTAGGCCAGGTGGCGCTAGCCATCACGACGACGGTTTGCCCAATCATCCAGCAGGTGACCGACCTCATAACGGCCAACATGCCGCTGATCCAGCAGGTCATATCTGACGCATGCACGCTTATCCAGACGGTCGTCTCCACGGTGCTTCCCGTTTTGGTCGAGATAATCACATCGACGATGACCGCTATTCAGGGCGTTATCGATGCCGTTTGGCCGTACATCTCGGTCATCGTGACGTCCGCCATGCAGGCGATCCAGGACATCATCACGATTGTCTTGGGCGTCATCAACGGCGACTGGGGTTCCGTTTGGAGCGCCATCCAATCGCTGGCAGCGAACGTGTGGAGCATCATCCAGAACGTCATCAGCGGCGGCGTTGCGCTCATCCAGGCGGTCATACAGAACGGCCTCGCGCTCATCCAGAGCGTGTGGGACTCGATTTGGGGCGCTATCGGCAACTGGGTGACCAGCACGTGGAACAGCATCAAGACTGTCGTGCAAGGCGGCATCAATAACGTGAAGTCGTTCATATCGGGCGGCCTGTCCACGGTGCAATCCATCTGGTCGTCAGCATGGAACGCGGTCGGCAACATCCTGAACAACGCGTGGAGCAACATCCGCAACGGTGTGTCGAACGGCATCAACTCCGTGGTGAGCTTCGTGTCGTCGATTCCCGGGCGAATCGTGAGCGCGCTGGGGAACCTCGGCTCCCTGCTCTACAGCGCCGGCAGCTCCATCGTCAGCGGCCTGCTCAACGGCATCAAGTCGAGCATCGGCGGCGTGTACGACTTCGTTTCCGGCATCGCGGGCAAGATCGCCAGCCTCAAAGGCCCGAAGCGCAAGGACTTGCGCCTGCTCATCCCGAACGGCGGCTGGATCATGCAATCCCTCGAAACGGGCCTGAAGAAGCGCTTCGAGGGCGTGAAGGCCACCGTATCGGGCTTCGCCGACGACCTGAGCATGTCGTTCGGCGGAAACAGCGTCACCTACGAGACCGGGGCGGCGGCAGCCGTCGGCTCGGTTTCCGGTGGCGACACCTATTACCTGTCAATCGACGGAGCTACGGCGAACGCAGACGTGGCGGTGGCCGACGCCATCGACACCTTGGTTGCCGCAGCCCGCCGCTCATCCACAGCGAGGAGGTAGCCCGTGGGAGAGCACACAAGGGAGATACAGATCGCGGGCCGCAACCGCTGGTATCGCGGCTACATCTCCGTTGACAGCCAGTGGAACGTCAACGACACCACGACTCGCCTGCGAGTCACCGCAGCGATCGACGACAAGTACGCCGCCGAGTACGGAACGCACTACGACGTCGTGGTGAACGGCTCGGTGCGCAGCTCGCGCGACGTCGTGCTGAACAACTACGGCAACTGGGCGACGCGCGACGCGGTGACATTTGACGTGGACGTGCCGCGCGGCGCGAGCGGCTGGAACTGCCCGGTGCAGGTGCACGTCTACGGCAAGACGTACAACAACTACTACGACTCTGCCGGCGGCGACGCGTGGGCGACCGTGTACGCATGGGTGCCGCAGCGCGGCTACTCGCAGCCGCATCCGCCCAAGAACTGCAAGCTGCAGCGCGTGTCCGACACGTCGCAGAAGATAACCTGGGACGTCGATTACACGGGAATGGACGGTGCCTACCCGTGGGCGGGCGTCTACGTTGACCGCCGCACCGACGATGGCTCATGGGTGAACATCGCCGACGTTTCGTGGGACGTCCAGAACTACACGGACAACTCGACCAAGGCCGGGCACAAGTACGAGTACCGCCTGTGCGCGCACGGCCCCGGCGGCAACTCCGTTCACGCGTCGGTTGGCACGACCTACACCACGCCCAACGCGCCGTCGCGCGTTGAGGCCGTGAAGGCCGGCGCTACCGAGGTGACCCTGCGCGTGTACGGCGCCGCGGCGTACGCAAACGCGTGGGGCGTCAAGCGATCTGTCGACGGCGGCTCGACGTGGGCGGACATAACGACGACCACCGAGGGCGAAGACCCCGCATGGCTCGACCTGCACGACAAGGCCGCGCCAGCCGGAACGGTCGTCTACCGCGTTCAGGCGAAGCGCGGCTCGCTCGCCTCGGCGTGGGTGAAGTCGAACTCGGTAACCACCATCACGCCGCCGCTCGCCCCGAAGGTCACCGCGCCGACCGTGGTGGCCACCGGAAGCCAGGCGGCGGTGTCGTGGGTTCCGAACCATCCGGACGGCTCGCAGCAGACCGCCGCGCAGGTCGAGTTCAGCGGCCCGAGCGCGATCACCGAAAGCGCCACCACGGCGAAGAGCATTAAGAAGTCGCTCGCCAAGGGCAGCTGGAGGGTGCGCGTTCGCACCAAGGGCCTGCACGCCGATTGGGGCGCGTGGTCTGACTACGTGCCGTTCGTGGTCGCCGATTACCCGTCGTGCTGGGTCGCCTCGCCTGCGACCGACGGCGTGCTCATCGACTCCGTGCCGATGACCGTTCAGGTATCGGCCTCCGACGAGACAGGGATAGCCAATGCCACGCTGACGCTTTCCGAGGTCGGCGGAGCGACGATAGCCACGTCCGACGTGACGAGCATGAAGCCCGTTGAGCTTGGCAGCTACACGACCATCAAGAACGGAATCGACTACCTGCTCACCTTGACGGTGACGGGCGGCTCGGGCCTGTCGAAAACGGCCACGCGCCGGTTCAAGACGCACTGGGCGGAGCCGGCAACCCCCGTAATCACCGTGACGTACGGCGATGACCTCACGTGTCACGTGAAGGTGGAGAACGGCGTTTCCGCCTACAACGTCGAGGAGACGACGATCATAGGCCCGATGGCCTACGACGAGGACACGGGCGAGATACCCATGCTCGGCACGATCACGTGCGACGGCGACGAACTGGTGCTTGGCGACGCGTCGAAATGCGTCGGCTTCGTGGTCGAGCGCGTGCTGGACGAGGGCGACCACCTTCTCACGTCGAGCCTGCTCGATGCCCAGGAAACCATCGACCGCGTGCCGCCGCTCAACGCCGACTTCAAGTACCGCGCAACTGGCACTGCGGCGAACGGAACGTCTTCCTACGCCGAGGCCAAGGCGAACCTGCACGCCGAGTGCATGGCGCTCAACTTCGGCCAGGATGCCTCGACGCTGCTCAAGATGGAGCTTGACGCCAAATACTCGACATCTGCGGCGCGAAGCTTCAACAGCTTCCATTTCGCCGACGGCGGGGAAAACGGTGGGCTTCCGCAGTCGTATGCGCTCGATGAGGCAGACCTTGCGACATCGGCCTCCTGCCTGCTTGAGCGAGACGGGCACGACCTGTTCCGCAAGATCATGCGCACACAGTGGCAGGGCTGGTGGCGCGGCCTCGCCGGTGAGCGTGCGTTCGGCGCGATGACGTTCAACGAGTCGCTTAAATCTGCGGGGCTTTGGTCGGCATCGGCGAAGGTCGAGCACGATGCGTTCGAGGAGCCGAGCAATGCCTGATTGGAAAAAGCGATTCGCGGCCTCGTACCGCTTTATGCGCGTTGACCGAAAGACCGGCCTCGATGTCGAGCGACTGCGCAACATCCGAAACGGCGGGAGCATCGAGCGAAACCAGGACACCAGCTACGAGACGGGCAAGATCGACTACCTCGGAACGCTCGACCTCGGTAGTGACCTCCTGCGCATCTACCTCGATGCCACGTTCCCGGACGACACAACGGTGTCGGAGCCGCTTGGTACGTTCGTCGTATCGACGCCAAAGCGTTCAACTGGCTACAACTCGTCTGAAGCAGACCTATCTGGCCGCTTGTCCGAGGTTGCGGAAGACGAGTTCGACGCCCCGCGCTCGCTTGCGGCTGGCAGCAACGCCGTCGGCGAGGCGGCGAAGCTCCTGCGCGAGGTCGGCCTTGAGGTTATCGCCGACCCGTCCGACTTCACGCTAACGACCACGTGGGTTATCGGGGCAATCGGCAACGGGGAGAGCAACTACGCCACCCGCCTGAAGGCCGTAAACGCCCTTCTCGATGCGGCGGGCTTCAGCTCGGCGTCGTGCGACCCGATGGGGCGCGTGCTGCTGCGCCGCTACGTCGAGCCTGACAAGCGCGCGCCAGCGATGGTCATGGAAGAGGGCAAGTGGGCGCGTTTCGAGGACGGCGGCACCGAGGAGCTGGACAAATCGGGCGTGGCGAACGTCGTGCACGTCGATTACTCGACATCCGACGAAAGCATAAGGGGCACGGCAATCGACTCCGACCCCAACAGCCAGTACTCGACCGTCACGCGCGGTTGGCGCAAGTCGGCCAAGTACATGAAGAGCGAGCTTCCGGCAGGCTCCACGGCGGCTGAGCGGCAGGCCAACGCCAACGCCGAGGCGGCGACCCTCCTGCGCACCCAGCAATCCGCGATCCACCGCCTGAAGGTGACGCACGTCTACGCGCCCGTGGGCGTTTCCGACGCCATCGAGGTTCGCTGGCCGAGCGCCGGCATCTTCGGGAACTTCGCGATACGTAAGCAGACTCTCACCCTCGTGGGAGGATGCCCGATGGAATTGGAGATGAGGCGATTTGAACGCTAGCACCATAGCCGACGCGGGCGAACAGCTCGCCGCCCTGTTCTCGCCGCAAGGCGGCTCGGGGCACTCCGTGGGCTTCGGCACCGTGAAGTCCGTCTCGGGCGCGACGCTCGCGGTCGCCATATCCGGCACGACGCTCTCGGGGCTTCCGATGACCACGGCATGCTCGGCGGCCAAGGCGGGCGACCGTTGCATCGTCGAGACCATCGGCCCGCAGGCTATCGTCACGGGCCTAATAGCCAAGTAAGGGAGGTATTGATGGCAGGAACGACCCAATACGCCGCCCTGATGCTCGACGCCAACGGGAACGTCGATAGGGTGCGCACGACCGACGGCAAGATCTACTACATTGCATCGACCATCGCCATGGATTCGGCGGAAGCGGCGCAAGAGGCCGCAGCGAACTGCAAGACGGCCATGGACAACGCCAACGCCGCCGAGGAAAAGCGGGTTTCGGCCGAGAAAACAAGGGCTTCGAACGAGACCTCGCGCCTCAACGCAGAGGTGAACCGCGCCAACAACGAAGTGGCCCGCGTCAACAGCGAGAACGCCCGCAAAACGGCCGAGTCCTCGCGAGCAAGCGCCGAGAGCGCCCGCAAGTCTGCCGAATCGACGCGCGAAAGCAACGAGGCCGCCAGAAAGACGGCCGAGTTGAAACGCCATGACGAGCACATCGCAGACCAACAGGCCTCGTCGAACGCCGCAGCTGCCGCCAGTGGCGCGGCCTCGCGCGCCGACGCGGCGGCAAACCAGGCCCTACAGATCGCCAACTCGATCGCCCAGGGCAGCGTCGGCGATTCCGACATCGCAGACCTGCGCAGACAGAACGAGAAGATGGCCTCGATGCTCGCGAACGCCACGGGCAAGTTCTTCTTCATGGGCGGCACTGTCTACGCCCCGTCGGCGAAGGCGTCAATAAGCAACGGAACCGTCACGCTCGGCTCCACCTGCTCGGTATCAGGCACGACCATCGTGCTCGCATAGAAAGGAAACTCAAATGGCAACAGTGAACGCAGAGCGCTTCGGCATTGACGGGCAAACCTACACGCTCATCGACGGCACGGCCCGAGAGAACGCCCAGCTGGCGCTCAACAACGCCGAGTACAACCGCCAGGGCCAAATCGGCAAGTACGGCGGGCAGAACATCGCCACCATCCTGGCGGGAGAGATCGGCAGCGGCAGCGTGTACGACGCGCTGCACAAGCGAGCCGCCAACGGCAACTTCGCGGGCCTGCGCGTGGGAGACTACATCGACGTGCCGCTGGTAAGCGCGTCGGGCGTGGCGGCCCAGCAGTCCGTGCGCTTCCTCCTGGCGCACTTCGACCCGTACTACTGCTGCGGCGACAGCTCCAAAGGCCACCACATCGCCTTCGTGGCCTCCGCGCCCATCGCCGTGGCCAAGACCGTGACCGGCGTTGCCAACGACAGCTTCCTGATGTGGAACACGACCAACACGAACCAGGGCACCGCCGACAAGAAATGCCCCTACCCCAACAGCAACCTCAAGGCGTGGGAGACGGCCTTCGAGGCGTGCCTGCCCGAAAGCCTGACCAAGTACCTGCTGACCCAGCGCGTCCTGCTTGAGGAGCGTTACAGCGCCAGCGGCGCGCTCAACGACTCCAACTCGTGGAGCTGGCAGGATATCGGCAAGGTGTTCTCGCTGTCGGAGATGGAGGTGTACGGCTGCCCAGTGTGGGGCACCAAGGGCTACAGCGTCGGCTTTGACTGCCAGTGGGACCTGTTCAGGGACACCGCGCACCGAATCAACGGAAATCGGTCCGCTTGGTGGCTGCGTTCCGTCATGGGTGGCTCCTTGTCCCACGTGTGCGACGTCGGCAGCTACGGCTATGCCACCTACTCCTCGGCGGCGAACGTCTGGGTTCGCCCCCGCCCCGGCTTCCTCGTCGGCTAGCCAGCCGAGTGCTCTATACTCTGCTTTTAGGCGACCGCCTTGCGCGGTCGCCTCTCGCCCGCGAAGCGGGCCGTTTTTTTCCGCCAGTTTCCCCAGGAGGTGCACGTGAGCGGCGTCTACCAGCGCAACCGCGAGGTTTCCGAGTACAAGTTTTTCACGCAGGCCATCGCCATCCGCGTGGAGGTCAACAAGCTGATGGCGTCCTCCTCGGTAGTGCCCAAGGCCTACAGGCTGCTGAACGCGGTGCCGACCGTGGAGACGGCGCGCGGCATCGTGTACAACGTCAACCGCGCCGACTGCTTCTACCCCAACACCTCGTTCAACGCGCTGGAGAGGAAACGCTACCTGACGCTGGCCATAGCGGACTGCGAGCAGCTTATGCTGGACATGCAGCGCCTCATGGATATCGGCCTGCCCGTGAACGCCAACCGCTTCGAGGAGCTGGCGGCCATGGTCGAGGAGGAGATCAGGCTGCTGAAGGGCGCACGCAAGAACGTGCGCGTGACGGGCAAGAAGTCCACCGAGGAGCGCATAGCCGAGGCCGAGGCCGAGCTAGAGCGCCTGCGTTCGCTATAATGGGCGGCGGTCGCGCCTTGTTTATCGGTACAATTGGTGGCTGCGTTCCGTCATGGGTGGCTCCTTGTCCAACGTGTGCTACGTCAACAACAACGGCAATGCCAACTACAACTCGGCGACGAACGTCTGGGTTCGCCCCCGCCCCGGATTCCCTTATTGCCAGACCGAGTAGGCCCCAGGGCCGAAAGCAGAGCGCGGAGAGGAAGGAAGGCGCGACCGTCGGGCTCACGCCCGTAAATACGCACCCCGCGAGGGTGGCCGGACGCTGCTTGCATGGCGCGGCGCTCCGTGGCTTCGCCGCGTTTCATGGCCATACCTCAAGCGGCTGTCAGAGCCACATTGAAAGCCGTGCGGGGTGCCTTCTGTGAACTCCGAGCAAAGGCGGGCGGCGCGCCGGAAGCGCCGCGAGGAGAAGCGGGCCAAGGCCAAGGCCGAGCGCGTCAAGGCGTGCACGCTTGAGACCGTGGCCGACCTCAACAGCCTGTGCAGGGCTTCCAAGCAGGCCGCGCGCGGCGTGATGTGGAAGGCGTCCACGCAGCGGTACATGAAGGACTACCTGCGCAACGCCGTCCTGTCCCGCCGCGACCTTTTGGAGGGCCGCGACATATGCCGGGGCTTCATCCGCTTCGACCTATGGGAGCGCGGCAAGCTGCGCCACATCAGCGCCGTGCACTTTCCCGAGCGCGTGGTGCAGAAGTCGCTGTCGCAGAACGCGCTCGTGCCCGCGATCGTGCCCACCCTCATAGCCGCGAACTCCGCGAACATAAAGGGGCGCGGCACCGACTACGCCCTGAAGCTGCTCAAGCGCCACCTGGCCGACCACTGGAGGCGGCACGGCCGCGAGGGCTACATACTGCTCGGCGACTTCTCCGACTACTTCGCGCGCATAGCGCACCAACCCGTCAAAGACCAGGTGGCCTCCGCGCTGCTAGATCCGCGCGTGGTCGCCTTGGAGCACCGCCTGATAGACGCGCAGGGCGATGTGGGCCTGGGGCTGGGCAGCGAGCCGAACCAGATATGCGCCGTAGCGCACCCCAACCGCATTGACCACTACGTAATCGAGATGCTGCGCCCCGAGGCCTACGGTCGATATATGGACGACTTCTACCTGATACACGAGTCCAAGGACTACCTGCAGGTGTGCCTGCTGCTCATAGAGCGCAAATGCGCCGAGCTGGGCATCGAACTGAACCCGCGCAAGACCCGCGTGGTGAAGCTCACGCGCGGGTTCACGTGGCTGAAGAAGCGCATCTTCTACACGGACACGGGCCGCATAGTCGTGAAGCCGTGCCGAGACTCCATAACGCGGGAGCGCCGCAAGCTCAAGAAGATGGCCCGCATGGTCGCCGATGGCATCATGACCCCCGAGCAGGTGGAGCAGAGCTACCAGAGCTGGCGCGGAGGCATGAAGCGCCCGGACGCGCACCGCAGCGTTTTGGCCATGGACGCGCTGTACCGCAGCCTGTTCGAAAATCTCGCGCGGGGGGGGGGTGCTCAATGCAGGCCAACCCGAGGGACGATTCAAGCGGAGGCAAGCCCTCGCAATAGCGGAGAACCGGCAACTCAAAGCAGCGGCCTAAGCGAAGCGGCTGCGAAATAACAGAAGCATCGAAGGCGTGCTGCGGCGCGCCTTCTTTCTTTGCGCCCATCAAAGCGGCCCGGCAATCTCACGGCGCTAATACGATGGCGACACATTCCCCGACAAGAAAGGAGTCCGCATGGACACTGAGGAAGACATGCCGCGCCCCGACGAGCTTCAAGACGGCACCATGGCCGAGGTCAACGCCCTGCGCGATCTGCTGTCGCAGATTGGCGACCCCGACGCGGCGCACGACGCGGGCGTTATCGACGATGACGAGTACGTTGAGCGGAAGGCGCGAAAGCTCGCCTACACCTCCGCGCTCGCCGCCTACGCCAACGGCGAGGTGCCCGACCTCCCGGCGTTGCTCGAACAGATGCGCGGGCAGGCGTCCCAGCCGACGCAGACCGAGACCAACACGGCGAACATCGACTACCTGCTCATGACCGTGGGAGGTGACCAGTAATGGCTACGAAGAAAACCGTTGAGCATTCCAAGCACTTCGCGAAGGTCAAGAAGTACTACGACAAAGACCTTTGGAGCAAGGCGCGCGTCTACAAGGCTGTCGAGTGCAAATGGATCACCGCCGACGAGTACAAGGAAATCACCGGGGAAGAGTACGCGGAGGCCGAGTAATGGACATCGAGGCGGTAGCCCTCACGGCTTTCGTTTCAGGCCTCGTCGGCGCTGTCGTCTCGGGCCTCGTGGCCGCGCTGAAGTCGCAAGGCAAGAAGGCCGTCGAGCGTTCCGAGGAAGAACGGGCCACCGACGAGGCCGTGAAGATGGGCATGCGGGCGCTTCTTTGGCGTGAGCTGAAGAACATCCACGAGCAGGCCGTCAAGCAGCACGGCCTCACGGTCGCCGACCGAAAGCGCCTCGAAGGCGTCTACGCCGCCTACCACGGGCTGGGCGGCAACGGCACGGGAACGCGCCTCTACACGGACGCGATGAATCAGCCCGTTATCGACTAGGAAGGAAACGAAATGAGCGCAATCCAAGCAGCCCTGACCGTGGTGACGGTTCTAGTGGTTCCGTACCTCGTGCAGGCGATCAAGACCAAGGCCATGAGCGGCAACGCCGCCCGATGGGTCGCAATCGCGGTTTCCGCCCTGTGCGGCGCGCTGACCGCGATGGCGAACGGCATCCCGACCGACCCCAGCGCATGGGTGACTTCCATCTTCGCCTGCGTCGGCGGCGTGCAGGTGGCCTACGCCGCCTTCAAGGCCGTGGGCGTCACGTCGAAGTGGCTCGACTCCCTTCTGGCGCTCGGCGACGTGAAGAAGGAGGGCTAGCCATGGACGACGATACCTTCGAGGAGCTTAACGACGGGAGGGGCGACGATGACCAAGAGTAATCTCTGCACCTACGCCAACATCACAGGCAACCGAAACAGCGGGCGCTCGGGCAACCGCGTTTGCAAGATCACGCCGCACTACATGGCGGCGCATTGGACAGGCAGGCAGTGCGCCGACTACTTCGCCGCCACCGCCCGCCAGGCAAGCTCGAACTACTGTATCGGCTACGACGGCGACATCGCGATGAGCGTAGACGAGGACGACCGAGCCTGGACTTCGGCCAGCAAGTGGAACGACGACCGCGCCATCACCATCGAGTGCGCCAACAACGCCGATTCCTCGCTCACCGACGCCACGTGGGCGGCGCTCGTCAGCCTGTGCGCCGACATCTGCCGCCGCTACGGCTTCCGCCTCGCATATGACGGCACGCGCAACGCGACGCTCACCGAGCACCGCATGTTCTCCTCGACGGACTGCCCAGGCGCGTGGCTACATGCCCGCATGGGCCAGCTCGCATCCGAGGTGAACACGATCCTCGACGGAGGCAGCGCCCCGACCGTCGCGCCGTCGGCCCCCGCATCGCAACCGAATGCCGACGGCAAGGAGGGCACGGGGTTCAACGGCACTTACCGCTGCACGGTTGATTGCCTCAACGTGCGCGACGCGCCGTCGCTTTCAGGCTCCGTAGTCGCCTCCTACGGCAAGGGCGAGACGGTCAACCTCGACGACTGGTACTGCATCGCAGACGGCTACGTCTGGGGACGCTACACCAGCAATAGCGGCCATACGCGCTACATCGCCGTGGGCAAGCCCACAGGCGGATACGACCCGAACGACTTCCTCGTGCGTGATGGCACGGCGCGGGCACAGGCGGGTCACTCGGCCGGCACCTACCGCATCTGCGTGGATGCCCTCAACGTTCGCTCCGGCGCGGGCACGGGCTACTCGACCGTGGCCACCTATCATCGCAGGGAGACCGTTGCGCTCGATGGCACGTTCGCATCAGCCGACGGCTATGTTTGGGGCCGATACACGGGTGGTTCCGGCTACAAGCGCTGGATCGCCGTCGAAACCGCCTCTGGCGAGAAGTACGCCGAGAGGGTGTAGGCGATGCCGTACCCAAGCCCAGCCGACGAAGACCGCAACGGCGGGTGCGGCCCGCTTGTGGCGGCGGTGCTCCTGCTGCTCATCGTGTTTGCCGCCGCCTCATGCGCCAGGCAGGCCATGGGAGCGCAGGAGATGACCGTATCGCCGGCCCGTACCGACGGCCCGATCTATGACCTGCCGGACGATGTACACCAGGAAATCGTGTGCGACAAGCTCAACCGCGAGTACCTTCTGCTCACGACAGACGAGGGCGGCGTGTACCTCATGCCGTACCTCGACGAGCACGGTGACCAGGTGATTATGCCGCAAGCCTAG